TACTATATATATTATAATTATTACATATATACTATATATAATATATTAATAGATAGGAGGGGGTGGCTGACGCTCCCCCTCACCCCCAAGTCTTCCGGCGGCGAATTTTCAAAGCTGGCGCTTTTCAATTCTTGCCGATTGATTTATTTTTCCTGTCGGAAAAATTTGAGAGGGCGCAGCCGATACTTAGCTACGCGCAGTTTAGCTACGCATACAAGGCCATAACAGTTTTAAGTAACAACTTATAAGTAAGTAACTATAAAGTAAATAACTATATATACAGATAACGCGCGCGCGAAGGCGCAAAGAAAAAAGTTGTCCATTAAAATGTCCCTTTATAAAGATAGATATAGTAGAGCAAAATAAAGGACAAAAATTTTTGAACGATAAAATGTCCCTTTAGTAATAATTATATAGTAGGACAAAAAATCGTTCAAAAATTAAAAATAGGACTTGACATTGTTCAAAAACAGTGATAGAATATAAGGCGAGGAGATTTTTGAACAATAAAATGTCCTACTATATACATATATAATAGTGAGCAAAAAATCGTTCAAAAATTATCCTGCCGAGCCGCAATTGTTCAAAAAATTGTAGGCTATCGTTCAAAAATTAAAGTTAAAGGAAATGAGGCAATTTATGACAAAGAGAAAGAGTAATGAAGAGTTGTTAGCAATTCAAAACAAAATGAAAGGGCTGGTGGGCAAAGAATTTAATTACAAAGAATTGTGTCAAGCCATAGGCGAAAAAGAAAAGTATGGCAACAGCAAAGTTGCGCAGATAAAAGAATTTGAGTTATTGTGTGATTTGAAAAAAGACGGGGTTCGATATACTATTGAGCGCATTTATGATAAAGCCCTATTGCCAATCAGCAGTAAGTTTCAAGAGTTTGTCAGCTTTCTGATTTTGGCCATGTTGGACAGTAAGGATAACGAAAGCATTTATGTGACCAATACACAGCTGCTTGAATGTCTTTATCTTGTCAACGAGAATTATAGGGTACTGAAGAACCAAAAGAAAAGGCTTGAATTGGCCAATAACACCGGGCGCGATTTCGAGGGTTTTTATGAGGCTTCTGAGACTGCTGGTAAGATACTGACTAAGTGGGTTAATAGAGAGCTTGACTATATGCAAGGGCGCGGATTGATTATGGTAAGACCTGGCTTTTGCGCCGTTGAAGAAATCAAGATTGACAAAGTGACTATTAAGAGAGTGGTCAATATAGAATTGGACTCGCCGCTTGAAAAGAATATGATGGACGCTTTTCTGTTTGCCGCCAAAGAACTTGGGCTAAAAGAGTATACAAAATGGGTGCCGCCGGAGTTAAAGTCTAAATTCTATAATCTTGTGGATAAGAAAGTACAGGAATTGACCAAGGGCAAATATAAAGGGGCTTATCGCGTCAATGTGATTTCAGGAGCGCCAAGAAATGCCAAGATTGAGTTTGCGCAGGCCAAAGCTGTTCTTAATGAGGAAGCTAAACGAAAGATAGGCAGGACACAGCAGATTAAGAACCTTTCAGACAGTGACCGTAGACAATTGATAGCAGAAATTATAGAAGCTCCAGCGCCGATTAGATACAAAGATTTTTTGGATAAATAAAAAATAAGTAGATGGGGATTTCAACATCCTCACCTACTTATTTTATTATGTGCCCGTTTTAGACAATCCAAGGTAGCAAATAGGCCGAAATATCCCTATCCGCGACACAGTATATTGCCGACCATTCAAGCGCGTATAGAGTGCCAATAAGTGACCGTGCGGATACTCTGTGTCCGTCATCGTCTTCAAGGCAAATACTGCCCTCATAATTACTGGCCACTTTAACAAACTTCTTGATGTCATCCATTGTGTCAAGTCTAATGCGCTGTCTCATTTAATCACCCTTTCTACTGTTTTTTCTCTATCCAGTACCCAATCAACATTACGGGTAGTGGATACAACCATGAAAGCAGGCATGGGCTTTATTTTAGTGATGGTGTAGGGCATTGCCTCCATATCATCGTAGCAAGCTGGCGCAATCATGATTGTATCGCCTTTTCGTAGATTGAAAGGGTAAACTTCCTCTGTTTTAATTGGCGCTGTATTCATAGCCCCATCCTTTCTCTGTGCTGAAGTAGAAATGTTTAATGCCAAGTTTTCTTGCATAGCCTGTACAAGCGGGGCATGGTTTAGCCATTCCTTGTTCTCCGTTGCGTTTAATGCGCCATACAAACAGGCTAACCTTAGACCAATCAATGTCCATATAGCGGCATTTGAGCATAGCCATCATTTCAGCATGGAGTGTGCTGCGGTCATTAGAGGCATTTGGGTCATAGCCGCGCAAACGATTGTATTCTTTCTGGATAGGGCTGGTCTTGTTTTGGCTGCTCCAGCCCACTGAAATGACGGTATTCTTGTAGACAAGGACACAGCCAAGTCGCGCCCGTTTACAGTCGCTGTATAGGCAGGTATTTTTAGCAAGAGTAAGATAATGGTTAATGCGGTTTGTTGGCAACATAAGGTTTTTCCTTCCACAAAGAGGTTGCAGTTTCGTATTCGTCTGTGCCGTAAATCATATTATGCTTACATCTTGAACAAGGCTCTTGGCTCACGGGGCGGTCAGAATAATAACATTCATCACAATCTTGTTCGTCATAAGGAATGGTTGGGGTTTCTACTTTGCTGGTGTTTTGGCTTGATTGTTCAAGCTCTTGAATTAGTCGGCTAAGATACCATTGCGCCTTTTTCACATCCTCCAAGCCGTTCTTTGTCTCGTACCGGAAAAGATACTTAATAACATTAGCTACGCAAACAGCTTCAATGCCCTTTTTGTTTACTGTTGCGGCTTTTAGTGCGTCAATACATTCAACACCGCCTTGGCAATAATGGGTCGGATGGTTTACATTGTCTTTCATGTGGTAATCTCCTTTACTTGTTATTATCGACAGTGTTTTCAAGATAAATGATAAACTGACTTAGCAGTCCAGCCTTTTCAAGAAAACTAATCTTTGTTGTCTTTTGTTCTTTTGCTTTGTCGTTAATATTGTAGCCTAATACGCCGCTAAAGTCAATATAAATTTCTCGCCATGTGAATGGCATTTCTCGGAGTGACCGTCCAGCAAGTCGATTACACTGTTGAACCAGCATGGTAGCCTTTGCTCTTTCAAAACTGACAGGACAATATTTGGCGAATTTGTTTTCGGTGTCAGTATAAGAGCCAGTTTTGCGAATAGTGGGTAGCACTTCATGAGTGACCCATCTGCGGAATGGCTTTGCTTGTGGCTTGTCACTACGGAGAATAACGCTATACAGTCCGGACTCATTGATAACCCAACTTTCTTGCTTACCGCCAGGGGTCGGTATCAGATTACGACCCTTTTCATCGTTTTCAAGCCGGTCAGCAACTTTCTTTAGCTGTTTGGTGTCAAGCCCCAGTATTTCACACACATCTTTAAGTACAAACCAAGGCTCTCCATCTTGCATTATTGTGCGTACTTGATTGTTGTCGTAGTTAAATGTTTGCATTGTTTCGTTCATTGTTTTTCATCCTTTCTTTCTTACAATTTCGTCAAAGTCCATTGGATTATTGGATTTGGCTTTAACTTCTTTTGTGGCTGTGTCGTATAATTCAAATCGAGGGCTTGTGTCCCGGCCTTTGTCGTTGATAACCAAAGATGTATTTGAATAGGTCACAACAATATTTAATTGTTTGGTTCGTGCCATCCGGCCACCTCCTTGTTTTGAATTATACCATAAGGTTTTAAGGCTGTCAAGTAGTTTTTTCAAAAAAAGAAAAAAGTTTTACAAAAGCCCTTGACAAAAAGCGAAAAGTATGATAGAATATGTTACAGAAAGCCCGCAAGGAGGTGTTTGTAGTTGTGGGATGAAATGAGTTACAGAAGATTAACCCAATCCAGTAAAGATACTTTGCCGGATTTTTGGGATAACATATATAGCCCATCCGAAGAAATGTTTGCAGCATGGGTTTATGAAGATGGTACTTATGTATTTGGCATGAAACAGGAGTGATGTTTTGGCGCTAACAAATCAAGTATATCTACGGTCGGTTGGTACAGATGCGTTATATACGCCGGAAGAACAGGTTTGGCATAAACGGCTGTTGCGTTTGTACAAAGCAAAAAAAGAAATAAAAGAAAGGAGGGCTAAGAAAGACAGTAATAAAAAATTCTATGATTGGCTTTATGGGCTGGCAAATAGATTTATAAAAGATAACAAAGCAAGTTTAGTTGAGTTGTTGAATAAAAATGTTGGTAATAATTTTAGAGAATTAAATCCGGACGCTTTAACTGATAAAACTATTGTAAATTTGTTTGAAAGCTCTTTAACACGTGCCATTGGACTTAACTCGTTTGAATTAACTGATGAATTGGTTATTCTAAATGTATACTTTTTCCAAATATTCAAAGATGTTATGTTTAATGGGTTTTTGTGGGGTGGTGAGAAATATCGTTTCTTAACAGCCTCGGCGGGACAGATAAGAACAAAAAGATGTGTGTGCATAAAAGAAAGTACATACAGGCGTATTGAACAACAGATTATGTGTGGCCTTACGATAGAAAGCATAAATGCGCAAGGCGGCATAAATCCTAACAAACTATGTGCCTACCTCGCTTTAATGAACTCAGCAACAGACCTTTGGACGGAATTTGATATAGACAAGTCTATTGTGGTGGATGATTGGGAGACGGCTGTACCGGGACTTGTTGACCACATCAATGAGAAATTTGAGATTGAGCGGGAAACAACTGAAACAAAGGTTCCTCATATGGATGGCTGTGGAATTATGCTTGATAAACCAACAAGAATGGTTCGTTTGCCTTTTGTTAAGGGCTTGCTTGTGTATTTCCCATTTGATGAATTTATCAAGGAAAAATGTGGCGGTGAGGCCGTTGTTACTGATATATATGGTGACAAGCATAATATAATTCAAGAAGATATTCGATATATTTTCACAAAATCGCAGTTTAAGTTGGCAAATTATTATGTCAACTGGAATTGCTACAAAACTCGTTTCAAAGCATTTCATTGCGAAGCCTCATATTGTAACATGGAAGAAGATATTCTGCCCAAAAGTCGTATCAACTATCAAATGTTGCAAACACTTAGTGATATGACGGATGAAGAAATTAACAAACTCGTTGCGAACACTAATCAAGAAATTGATTTAATAGGTAGCGATTTTCAAACCACAATGAAACTGATGGGCGCTACTGAAGATAACCGCAACCCATCTCATTTTCAGCAAGCGTTGCGAATATATCCTGAATTGTATAAAGACCCTTACACAAGAGATGTGATAAAAGATACTAAAAGAAGTTTGGTTAAACAAGGCAAGGCGGGTAGGTTAAGGGTTAATGGTGAATATTTGTTTGTTTCGCCGGACTTATATGCGTTTTGCGAATGGTTGTTTCTTGGCATACAAAATCCGCAAGGTTTGTTACAAGACGGAGAGATTTATACAAAAGAATTTCAAAATGAGGACGAGTTAGCTTGTCTGCGTAGTCCGCATTTGTACAGAGAATGGGTTATTCAAAAAAACAAAAGAAATATTGAAACAGAAAAATGGTTTGGCAATACAAAGTGCATTTATACAAGTTGTCATAGTTTGGTGAGTAAGGTATTACAATTCGATTAGTTAGTCGCAGTCGAACCTTATGGAAACATAGGGATATAAAATAGCGTGAACCGGTAAATACCGGGTGTCCGAAAGGGCTAACGGAGAAAGTGGGTACAACTCCGTAGGAAATAGAATGAATAAAGCATTAAATTTGAAAGGGGTGATATAATGTATCGAGAAGGAAATTATTTGGGCTTTCCGTATAGGGTAAATAAAAATGGTGATTGTTATACTCTCAATGGAAAATTAGAATGGACGCATAGAGAGTGGCATTATAATCAAGATGGTTATGCAGTCGTCTCAGCTACTGGGAGAGATAAAAAGGGTCAAAAAGCATATCGTTCTTTAGCTGTTCATATTTTGGTGGCAAGAGAGTTTGTAGACGGGTGGTTTGAAGGAGCAGAAGTTAATCATAAAGACTTCAATCGTGCAAACCCTGCTTATTGGAATTTAGAATGGTTAAGTCATATTGATAATATAAAATATTCTTATGAAGCCGGGAAATATCGTGGTAAATCAGGTGCTGACAATCCCAATTATGGAAATGATGCTTTACATAAGAAATACAAAAGTAATCCGGCTTTGGCAAAAGAAAAACAGTCAAGACCCAGAGGGCAAAATGGACGCGCACTTAAATGTAATTTAATAAACAATAAAACAAAGGAAATTCTTATATTTGATTGTCAAAGAGATGCCGTAGATTTTTTGACATCTATTGGCGTTGTTGATGGGATGTTTAATAAAGAATATGTTATTCGGCAATTAAAACGAAACATGGGATACCAAAACTGGCGTTTAATATCAATAAAATAATTTTTATTCATTCAAAACCTCTATCGACTATCGAAAGGATATAATTTAACCGCATGGGTTGAATTAGAATAACCAAGTAGAGTAGGGGGCGGGTGGAATTCCCGTCCCCGAAGCGCGCTAAACCTAAACGGGAAACCGCATGGTTATGATATAGTCAGTAACCTCCTTATGTGCGACGGAGATAAACTATTAGTTATCAAAGACAAAAACTTAATAAACTGCGCCAAACGCAACATGATAGGTATTGTTCCTCTTGCTTATGATTTGCGAAAAGCTAAACCAAGCATTATTACAAACGAAATCTTGTACAATGGTATGATAGCGGCTTATACAGGCGGCAACATTGGTATTGTGAGCAATAACATATCAAAGATTTGGAATAGTGGCGATATAACAAATGCAGAATTGGATGCGGTAAAGTGGCTGGTTTTCATAAATAACGCCGTTATTGATTACGCTAAGACGCTTTGGCTGCCACAATATCCAAGTGATGTACGAGAACAAATTAAACAATACACAAAATCAAGACTGCCTGCATTTTTTATTCAAGCCAAAGATAAAGTTAAATCCCAAGTAGAAGAACCAAATAATTCCACAATGAACCGTATTGCGGCCAAAATACATTCTTCGCGCATTAAGTGGAATAAAAATATTGGTAAATTTGAATATATTATGCTTATGGATGGTGTATCGCCGACATTATTAGGCGAAAACAATCGTATTATTCGGTCTTATGATTACTGGAATGCACGGCAAAACAATTTCAATCTCAATGACGATAACATAAAGAATGATGATTTGTATATGTACAAAAAGATTAGGGAACAAATTTTGAAAGACACTGAATTGCCGTTAAGCATTGTTGTTAATTCACTGGTAGGATATTTATATAGTGTAAGACCGAATAGCGCAAAGAAATTGCTATGGGGCGCGTTTGGCGATGTCATTCTTGCTAATATAAAAAATAATATTAGTGGTAAAGTTTGCCCTGTATGTGGTAAGCGATTTACGCCAAGAGATAGTGCCCAAAGATATTGCGGGAATGAGTGTTATCATTCAGCCGCAAAAGAACGAGCAATTGCGTTTAAGCAAAAAAGTTATCACGGCTAAAAACCCGCAAACCCTTGCAATGACTGGGTTTATAGTGGTTTTGAAACGAGTTTTATATCAATTTAGTTACCCTATAAGGGAAGAAAGGAGCGAAATATGGCAATTCCATATTTAACTGCAACGAATGTTATAGCGGAAATTCAGAAACGAACAGGTATTCCAGCAAAGAATATTCATTCTGTTTTGACTGAATTTTTTGATATTGTAAGAGAAAGTGTTATTCATGGCGTAGAAGTACGATTTAAGGGCGTGGGCGCTTTTACATTCAGAGAGAATTATCCTATGAAGAATGTAATGGCTTATGACCCCGCGCGGCATTGTAAGAGAATTTTTGAAGTGACGGATGGGTATAGAGTGCCAAAATTCCGTTTTACACAGGAGTTTAGAAGTGCGGTAAAGAAAGCCTCGTTTATTACTTATGATGAATTTTGGGGCACAAAGAAAGACCAAGAGGAAGTTGAGGTAAACAATGACACAGAGAGACCGTAATTTTTATGGTGGCGTTAATCGGCTATGTGATAAATTAAGCCAGCGTACTGTGGAAAAGGTGTGGAAAGCAGTGGCTGAATATATTGTAAGAGCCATTTATAACACCAATACTTGTTATGTGCCTTATCTCGGTACTTTCAATGTCCGAAAGATAGAGGAAAGTATACAGCGCCAAAAGACTCCAAGCGGTCGAATTGTAGAGTATGTTGTTCCTGCTCGTATCGTGCCTGTATTTATACCTGAAAATCCGTTCATTGATGATGTGAATGGGCATGGCGTGACAAAGGAATATCGAAAGCGGCTGAAAAACAACGCTTTGACCGCAAGGGACTATGAACGGCTTATGCGGACGGAACAGATTGAGTCACCGGATGTATACCAAAGAAGCGAAGATGATTTAGAGCGTGCCCGCGATGATTTTAAGAAAATGCTTGACGAAAAGGTTCAGCGCGAAGCACAAAAAAGACAAAATAAGATTTCAAAGGAGAATTGATTATGACTGGTATTATTCTTGTATTGGCAATGGCGGTAATTACCGAGGGGCTTGTTGAGTATGCAAAGACGCTTGGCAAGGCTATTGGCACTAAGGACTTTAAGACGCTGGGCACACAGATTTGTGCTATGGTGCTGTCTATCGTGCTGTGTCTACTAACCGGTGCGGATGTATTTGCGCCGCTGGGTATCGTGTTTGGCTATGATTGGGTTGGTGTTGTGCTAACTGGTCTGTTTGCAAGTCGTGGAGCCAATTATGTGGCCGATATTGTAAAGCGTATTCAGTCTCTTGGTAATAATTCTAATGAAATGATTGAGGGGTAAAAATATGGCTAAGATTTATCTTTCTCCTGCCGCTCACGCACATGACAACCGGACGCAGTGCCCTGTAAGTTGTGGCGAGAATGTGCATTGTAATTTGTATATGGATAAGCTTGAACCCCGTCTAATTGAGCTTGGTTTTGAAGTTAAGCGTGGGGATAAGGCGCTGACTGGCAGTGAGGCTATGCAAACCCGCACCCAAGAAGCGAATAGTTGGGGCGCTGACCTGTATTATGTAGCGCATACTAATGCGGGCGGCGGTCGTTACAGTATGACAATGTATTATCCGGGTACTAAAGGTCAGCAGTGGGCGAATATTCTACATAGTAATCGCAAGTGCATTACTCATAAGTTGAGGAGTAATACGCAGCTTTATGAGATGGTAGAGACTAAAATGCCGTGCCTGTATGACGAGTTGTTCTTCCACGATAATGCGGAGGACTGTAATTGGTTCCATGTTGGTGGTATTGACGCTATGGTTGAGGAAACTTGTAAGGCTTTTTGCGAAATGTTCGGTATTGCGTATCATGAGCATATTGAGCCGCAGCCTGAACCGCAACAGGAGCCTGCTGCTCAGATTAAGGCTGGCGATTTGGTCAAGATTGCGCCTGGAGCTGTTTATATGAATGGCAAGACAATTCCGAGTTGGGTTATTGCTAAGAATTGGTATGTTGACTCTGTTATTGGTTCTCGCGCCGTGCTGGGCAAGAGCGAGGACGGTAAGAATAATATTAAGAGTCCTGTTGATGTAAAGTATCTTTCTCTGGTTGAGGAAATTGTACCAGAGCCAACACCGGAGCCTGTGCCAGTCCCTGAACCAGAACCAGTTGTTGAGGTATCTCCTGTTGTAACTTATCAGGCTCATATTGGGACTTGGTTTGGCCGGTGGCTACCTGCTGTTGTTGGTGAAAGTGATTATGCTGGTATTCCCAACAAGCCTATTACTGCAATTAAAGCGGCTGTTGAACGTGGTGTACTAAGCGTTCGTGTTCATACTGTAAATGGTTCTTGGTATGCTTGGGTTGAGAATAACGACAAGAAGCAGGGCGGTTATGCCGGTGTATATGGTCGGAATATTGACTGTGTGCAGATGTGTCTTGAAGGCGCTGATGGTTATGATGTTGAATATCGTGTAGCGCCTGTTGGCAAAGACTATTATCCTTGGGTGCGCAGTTACAATCACAACAATAGCAATGGTTATGCTGGTAGTTATGGCAAGGCCATTGACCGTCTACAAATTCGTATTGTGAAGAAGTAAAGGCGAAAAAGGAATAAATGGATGGAATATTTATCACAAGTAAAACTTGCAACACAGCAACTTGAAGATAAAATGATTTCTCGTCAAGAATGGGCTAAGCTCGTTCTTGGCGAGGAATACGCCAATGTGTTTTCTGATGATTATATTGGGCGTGCCGCAAGATGTTTTTCTATCTTTATCAAAAACGCTGATAATGAAGAAATTACAGCGATTGATGATGAAGATAAGGTTGCGGCTATTAGAGCGGCGCAAGAGGATTTAATTAAAGAGCGTAAGCGTTTACAGACTGTAAACATTCAAGCCCAAGAATATTATCGTGCGGCTGGTCGGGCTGAATTACTGATTGAACAAATTCAAGAAGCTATTAGTAGTCTTGAACCTGTTGAGATAAAGCACATTGAATATACTGCACCTGTTGATAGGACGGGGTTACTGGTTATTGCCGATGCTCATTATGACAGCAATTTTAGTCTAAATGGCTTATTTGGCGAGACGGTTAATGTTTATAATAAAGATACTTTTAAGTCTCGTATGTGGGCGCTTTTAGGGAAAATGGACGCAGATGATTTTGGCTTTGATAAACTAAAAGTGGTATTCTGTGGTGACTCGCTGGAAGGTATGTTACGGCTTAGTAGTTTGACGAAGTTGCGACAACCGATAGTTAAGTCTCTTGTAGAATATGCGGAATTTATTTCGCAATGGCTTGTAGAGGTTTCTAATCGGCTGAATGTGCCTGTAGAAGTGGCAATGGTTCCCGGTAATCATACTATTTGCCGGTATTTGTCACAAAAACCTGAATTACCTGAAGAAAACTTAGAATATATCATTCATGCTTTTGTTAGTCTACGACTAAAAGATTGCGAGAATATCACGGTTGCGCCGTATGATGATGTGTATTTCACAACGATTTACAATGAAAATTTCTTGTTCGCGCATGGCGAAAACAAAGATTTAGAAGCATTGATGGGTTATTTTGAGAATTTGTACAATGTTTCTATTGACGCTTGCTTTGGTGCTCATTGTCATAGTGCGTCAAGTAAAGATATTGGTGTTGGCAATATAGGGGCGCGGCGTATCGTCCGAGTGCCGTCAATGGTTGGTACAGATACTTTTGCGAAAAAGTTGCTAAAGAATAATCGAGCAGGCGCATACTTTGCTTGCTTTGATGAAAATGGCGAGTGTTTTAATAAGATATATTATCTCAATTAAGAATATTTGGAATTAAAAGCGTCTTGGTAGTAATCAAGGCGCTTTACTTATGAACGGAAATGGATGGAATATGCGTATAGGTGAAGAAGTTTATTGTTCTTGCTGTGAAAAGGTTTTACCTATAAGCAAGTTTTTGAAAAAACCGAATAGCAAGACAAGTGTTTATCCACTGTGTAAGAGTTGTTATAATGCTAAATATGCGGCTTACAAGGATAAGACAAATAGTGATGCGGCAGTTTGGTGCCTGTTGGCAGAATTAGGGGCACCATATTATCGCGATATTTGGGTCAAGATTGATACAACAATTAAATCTACTAAATACATGGATAAAATAGGAGCCTATCTAAAACTGGCGCAGGATTTTGAAAAGCCTTTGGATGGTATTTGGCAGTCTGATACGGCTTTGGAAAGCCTGATTGATATGCCCGTTTCAGAAACTTCAGAGGAAGTTAAAGGAAATTATGCCGCTGAACAAGAAACTCTTTGGGGCATGGACTCCAACGGGTCTAATTATGATAAAGCTGATTATGATTTCTTAAATGGGCTTTACAATGATTATACGCAAGATATTGTGAATATTGATACTGCGCAAGCTATGCGATATAGGGATTTGTGTAAAGCCGAGTTGAGAAAACATAAGGGTGATATTGGTAAAGAAACGACTGAGGAAATTCTAAAGTTAATGAAATTGCTTAAACTTGATAATTTCCAAGAGAACAAGCAAAGTGATACTGAAAAATTTATTGAAAGAATGGCTTGGGAAATTGAGAACAAAAAACCTGCCGAATGTGAAGATTTGAATAAGTACAAAGATTATAGCGGGTTTGAAAAAACTTGGGAACATATTATGCGTTGTGTTCAAAACCTTATTTGTGGGAGCCGGCAATATCCCGATGTGCCGCGCGAAGAACAATAAGGAGGTGGTAATATAAAAAGTCCGACAAAACCTCTAAGGCGCGCTTTTATGGAAAATCATTTATTGACAACGAATTTTCGTGGAAAGCGTATTACTAATGTAAATAAAGAAGAAAATATTATAGAGTGGGTGACTTTTTATTAGTTTACCGGCGCAATTGGCATATTTATGCTGAAAGAGTGTTGGGGATAAAGCTAAGGCCGTTTCAGCAAATAATGCTATATCTCATGGGCATTAGTCAAGTTTGGTTTGCTATTTGCTCGCGTGGTCTTAGTAAGTCTTTTATGGTGGGTCTTGGTTCAATTATTCGTATGAACTTATATCCGTATACCGAGGTTGTAGTAACAGCTGCGACGGTGGGGCAAGCAAATAAGTTGGCGGATAAGAAAATCCGAGACGAAATTATTAAGAAATTGTCACCGTATTTACTTTATCTTTATGAAAAAGAATTTTTAGTTATTACGAAGCCTGAAGATGGGACTAAAATTGAAAATAAACTTAACGGGTCTACATTAGTTATTTTGCCTTGCAATGAAAATAGCCGTGGTGAACGAGCGACCATGTTGGTTTATGAAGAGGCTCGTTTGCTTAAAAAGAATATTTTGGACTCTGTATTTGAGAAGATGCCACACCCAAGGCAAGCTAAATATTTAGACTTCCCGGAATATGCTAACAATCCTCGTTGGCTTGAAGAATGTCAGCGCGTTTATATTACATCTGCGAGATTTCAATTCGACTGGTTTTATAGAGCGTTTAAGAATGTCGTTACACAGCATTATGTTGATAAACGGATAGTATCTAATATTTTTGCTGGTGATATTTTTATGGCGATAGACAATCGTCTTAAAACTTGGGCTGATTTTCGTAAAGATAAAAAAGACTCGGAACTCGATTGGAGGATGGAGGATTTGAATGAAATTATCGGCGAGTCAGAAAGTGCGTTTTTCCGTTTGCAAACATTTAAGGAAAATCAAACTTTAACTCGTTGTTTCAGACCTCCTACTGTCCAGCAGTTATATTTGGATACTGATTTAGGCAACTTACAAAAGAAAGATAATGAAATTCGTTTTGTTATCACTGACTTCGCGTTTGCCAATACAACAACGCGGCAGAAAAATGACAACACACAAATTATGTGTATGTCTTTACATTGGCGTGATAATCGTTTTGAACGCCATGTAGATTATATGGAACAATTTGCGGCCGGTGATAGTCTCGGAGCAACTGACCGCGTGCGCGAATTGGTGTATGATTATAACGCTGATTATTATATTTGTGACTTGCGAAATGGTGGCGAAGCATTATATAACTATATTTCACAGCCACGCGACAATCCACGGAGAGGTTCTTTTTGGAATCCACACGGATTTGGAGTGTCTCCTAAAATCGATTATCAAGTAGTGCCTGAGACAAAACTTGCTGACCTGCGTAGTCGAACTGTTGACAAAACGCCGCAAGATATTGTTATTCCCATTGTTGGTAACGCGGAATTTAATAGTTTGGCATGGATTGCATTGAAAAAACAGTTGGAATTAGGTAATATTAAATTTTTAATGTCTATGCACGAACGGCAAGAAGTCATGGAAGATAATGGCGAATATTTTGCGCTTAGTGGTGAGGATTTAGCAGCTGAACTCGCTCCTTATGGTGAAGTTGATTTATTGATAAAAGAATGTATTGAATTAAAGACGGAATATCATAATGATAAAATTAAACTAATAGAACCACGCGGTGGCACTAAAGACCGTGCTGTTATTTTGGCTTATGGTAATTATATTGCGTCTTTGATTGAGAACGAATGGCTTCGGCAAGACCAAGAGGAAGAAATTGATTATGATGATATTCAATTCGTATTCTAATAGAAAGGAGGAAAATCATGGAGCAAAAACTATCTAAAAGTGATATTCAAGATGTTGTGGATTTTAGTGCCGGACTAATGGCATTAGAGGGATATTTTTCTCCTTTTCTAAGCAATCAACTGCTTACCAACCTTAACAACAACCCGCGTCTGCCAAATGCCAAGCAAGTTAAAGAGGCTTTGGCTAATTATAAAAATGCGGGCGGAGATTTAACGGGCTTTGTTGAGTTTGCTAATTCAGTTGATATGTTATTTAAGCGGACGCTATATTCTTATGCCAATGCGCTATCATTTGATTTACAGATTACTTGTAAAAATGCTTATACAAAGGCCGATTATGAGTCAGAAGCATACAAGAAAGATAGGCAGACGGTTGATAACTTCTTGCTGAATTTCGACTACAAGAAAGAATTTTATAATGTTTTGCTTAATGTTCTGCGACGAGAAACTTACTTTACTTGGTTCAGAAAGACAAAAGTGGGTAACAAGGGCAAAATGAAATATGCTTTACAAATTATGCCGCAAGATTATTGTATGCTTACGGGATATTTTGAAAAAGGGCTACTTTGGTCATTTAATATTCTGTATTTTATGCAACCGGGCGTAGACGCTCTTGAATTTGACCCAAGTTTGGTTCAAACTTTTAAGAAAGCTCTTGACAATCCTAATCTAAATTATAGACCGTCTGCGCCATTAAATGAGCGTGATGGTAATTATGCTTATTGGGCTGATGTATCCCCAATGAATGGAGCCTTTGCCTTTAAGTTTAGCACTGATAACTTTTCGCCAGCACCGTTCCTGTCACCGTTTGTGGCCAATGTGCTAAGGAACAATGAGGTTGGCGAGTTGCAGTATAATAAAGACCTTATCGCGGCTTCTGCTATTCTTGCGGGCGAAATTGGTGTTTTTGATAGTGCCCGTTCAGGAACTAAGGCAAATCAAATGGTATTTGACCCTAAAACGCTTGGTGCTTTCTGTTCAAAAGCTAAACAGGGGCTTGACGCACTGGTTAAACTGGCGGCTATTCCACTTGAAAATATTAAATTCTTCCAATTTGAGGATAAGAACCCTGACTCTTATAAGACTGAATTAAGTACCACTGCTGGATTGGGCACTGGCGCAAGTCGAGTGATTTATTCCAGTGACCGTATGAGCAATTCAGAAATTGAGGCGGCTTTAACTGAAGTGTATTCAACCATGAAGCCTATGTATTCACAGTTTAATAATTTCTTAGATTTCTATGTCAATCAAATGACAAGTAAGTATAAGTTTAAGTTTGAGTTTACTGGTAGTAATTATCAGTTTGAACGGCAAGCACGATTTGATAAATTGATGAAACTTGCTGATAAGGGGCTTGTACTGAATGATAGTGCCTTTGCGAGTGCTATTGGTATGCATCCAGTGGAATTTAAGAATAGCTTGAAAGAAAGTAAGTATACGGGCTGGCTTGATGAATTTAGCCAACTCATGGTTAATGTAAATGTCATATCACAAGGTGGTAATGATAATGGAAGGCCAAGGTTGAGTGATACAGAAATTAGTGAAAGCGGAGAAATGAACCGTAATCAGTAAGAAATTCAAGGGGACAGGGCGTGGCTGCCTTTCTATATACTGCTAATATATAGATTACCCTTTAATATACAACTTTTAGCAGGAGTTGATATTATGGATAAAAATAAAAAATATTTTGTTTACGCTCATGAAAATAAATTTAACGGAAAAGTATATATTGGAATAACAGGGCAAGATAGACCAGAACAAAGATGGCAAAATGGTAGCGGGTACAAAAGAACTTATTTTTATAATGCTATCCAAAAATATGGCTGGGATGGTTTTGAGCATAAAATATTGTTTAGTGGAATAACGAAAGAACAAGCCTTTGATATAGAAAAACGATTGATAAAAGAATTGCATTCAAACGAAAGAGAGTATGGCTATAATATTGCTGAAGGCGGAGAATATCCTGGAGAGTATGCTATTAGGGGGCTGAAAAAGGCAAGCGAGAATAGATGCGTTCCCGTGGTACGGTTGAACGACGGAAAAATTTATTCTTCTGTAGCCGCGGCGCAGAAAGACAATAATGTCCCTAATGAAAATATATGTAAAGTATGCCGTAATATTAGAAACACCGCCGGTTTTATGCCTGGAACCAAAGACCCTATTTTTTGGTCTTATTATTTTGAGCATATGAATATAAAGCAAGAATTGAAAAATCGAAAAAATATTAAATATTTATCAAAATATAAAAATACTAACAAAGTAGCGTGCATAACGACAGGAGAAATTTTTCTTAGTATTACTGATGCTGAAGAAAAATACCAGGACAGTGGCGTATATGTAGAAAATATTATCAAGTGTTGCAAAGGAAAATATGACTATAGTGGAATTATTCAAGAATATATTCCATTAAGGTGGGCATATTATTGGGATTATGTTAAGATGTCGGCTGAAGAAAAAGAAAGGCTAAAACACAAGCCCATTACTAATACTGTTCAATGTGTAGAAGATAATAAAATATTCCGTTCCCACGAACAGGCAGCACGATATTATGGAATAAACAATACTGTTAGTATTAGGCAACAATTAAATGGAAGAGTAAAAAATATTTATGTTAATAATAGGACAAAAAAGATACATTTTAGAGAATTAAAGGAGCTTAATATAAAATGATTGTTAGCAAAAATACTCAAAATGCTCTTATTGAAATGATTGGAGAGGCGTTCACCCTTAATAGAAAAGTAGATAGAATGGTGTCGGTTCTTGGAACAAAATTTGCTTGTAATCAGGCAGCTGATTTAATACATTATAACATAGCCCATATCTATCCCGTATGGGCTGATGTGTTGGGTTCCGAGTGTTTGGAGCGCTATAATATCCCAGTTTATTATCCATCTACGCCAAGTGGTGGTCAAGATTATAATTCTGTAATGGATATTGTTAAAGAACTCGAAAAAGTTAATTTAGACTTCCAATCTATGTTAATGGGTTGTATTAAAATTGCTTTCGATAACAAAGATATTCATATTTATGCAGATTTGCTGGGTCTTTTGACAGAAGTTAATAAAATTGTTGGTCAAACTATCTTATTATCAGACAAGATTGATTTGTACAAAGATAATATTACGGCGTTTGACCACGATATTAAAGATTTTTGGATTTTGGAGGATGAACATTAAATGATTATTCTTGGAACTCCAAAGAATATTGAAGATTATTATATTGCTGATGGCGAGATTGCTTTTATGCTACATCAAGCGGGTTTCATTCCGCGTTATGAAGATGATGGGGCGCTTTTCTACAAAAAGAATAATAAGTTGTTAAAATTTCTTGCCAAACATGGCATAGAGGTTTGACATATACAGGTTTGAGGAAAAATTATCCGCCACCTTATTCTTGAAGAAAGGAGGAGTATAATGCAAAAAGATGTAAAATTTCAACTTGAAGAGGCTGTTGAAATTCCTAACTGGTGTGACGCTTATCCGGAACACAAGTTCTGTGTGTATAAGTGTTGCATACTTTCTACTGCCAAAAATGCTCATGGACTTGATATTGACGAGGAAACTTTGCGTAAGTTTGCGCCGACTATTCTTGGCAATTTCTTGACTGTTAAGATAGAAAACGGGGATGCTATGGGGCATGAACGAGACCTCGAGACCCTTGGCTATTTCCCTGTGCAACAAGAAATTGAGTTTGTGAAAGACGAGAATGGCATTGTTAAGGCTTACTGTTTCGCCGTTGTTAGCAAAAGATATGGCAAGAAATTAAATGACATATTTGAATATGATAATCTGCGGAATAGCAGTGTAGAAATGACCGTTCAGGTCGAGGGTGACGCTGAAACCGGCAAAGTAGAGTCTTTTGATATTTATTCTCTGACTGTGCTTAATAAGTCACTTGATGGTAGTTGTCCTGACGCTGACATTAAAATGGTTCGGTTCTCTAAAGAGGACGCAGAGGCATATTTTGCAAAGACTGACTCACTATCTGCTCTAAAGAGTTTTGCAGAAGAAAGGAAACAAGCAATGGCCGAAAAGAAAACATATAAGATTGATAAGTCTAAGGAAAAACTTTCCGAGGATGATTGGTCTGACATTGATAAGACCGAGTTGCGCAATAAAATCATGGACGCGAAAAATCGAGATGAATTAGTGAAAGCTGTTTATCTTGATGTCCGTGATAATTGGGAAGAGGCTCCAAGTGAGGGGTTAAAATTCCCGGTAATGCAGCTCAAAGGCGATACATTCATGTACAATCGGCGCGCTTTGGCATCAGCCCTAACATATGCTAAGGCAAATGACGAGCAAGCCGTTGTAGATAAAGTCGAGAAAATCTATAAGGAATTGGGTCTTGACGAAACTGAAAGAAAGGAGGAGGCTAAGATGGACAAAACCAAAATGGCCGAAACTGAGGCTAAGGTTGAGGAAAAGGCTGAGGAAACTAAAATGGATGAAATCGAAGGCCGCAAAGCTTGGGCTGAAGTTATCAAAAAGGTTCAAGAGCATGAGGGCGACGGCGTTTATGTCGACAGTATTGAGGACGACCATATTATTTATACCAAAGATGATGTTCGTTATCGTGTAGAGGCTGACATTAAGGTTGACGATGATGATAAGGAAATTGACGCGGATATTAAGTGGGACACTGTTAAGAAAGACGCTGACCAAAAGATGGCTGGAGAGGAAAAGCCTGCGGAAATGTCTATTGAGGACGCAAAGGCTGAAATTGACCGTCTAAAGGCTGAAATTGAAAGCCGGGATAATATTATCATGGAAAAAGATACTGAGCTTGCTGACCTGCGTAAGTTTAAGGAAGATATTGAGGCTAAAGAAAAGGCAATGGCTGTCGAGAAAATTCTAAGTGATTATAGAGACTATATGACCGATGAACAGTGCGAAGATTTCCGCAAGACTGGTATGGAATGTCAGATGTCCGAGATTGACGGCTGGGCTAATAAGGTTAAAGCCGTGTCTTTCGACGCTCTTGTTGCGTCTAAGAAATCCAAGGATAACAAATCTGATGTATGGAGATTTTCTGCTCCTGCACAGAAGAATACCAAAGAGATTAAATCTGTTTGGGATAAGTTTTGAGTAAAATAAAAACAATAAAAGGAGATTTTAATTATGGCAAAAAATCACGCGATTTGCATTGGTACGCACGCCGCTTATTGGGATGTTGATGCACTAAATTTTGTTGGCGTTGCTGCTACTGACATGGACAATGGTACTTTCGTACAACTGGGCGCAATTGGTCTGACCACGAACGGCGGCTATGAGTTTACTGTTACCGCTACTAATAGTGGCGATTATGTTGTTGCTACTCCGCCCGTGGGCTATACCTATGAGCAAGCTGGCCTTGATGACCCCCGTTATTTCTACAATGTGGCTGGTAAGCCTATGGCAGTTAAGCATCTAATTAAGGGTGACTGCCTTGAGCTGGATGCGGCTGCGTTTACTGCCGCTCCTGCTGTTGGCGCTACTTATGCGACTGTGCAGGCCTCTGGTAAGCTGACTGCCAACACCACGCAGGCTGGCGCTCATTTCGCTATTCTCGGCACTCATTCTGTCGACTGTGGCGGCGAGATTGTTAAGACTTGGGTGCTTCAGAAGCTGGCCTAAGTAAGATTGATTAAATAATAAAGGAGATTTTAATTATGGCAAATATTTCACAGGAACTGGTTCAGTTTGCTAAGGGTAACGCTGACTTTTATGTTGCGTTCGCTGATTATCATAATCATAAAGCTGCCGAGGATTGGCACCAGAACATGGGCGCTTATGACAAGAATGTGTCTCTGTCTGAAAAGTCTGACAAAATTCGTACTGCTTTCTTCTCCGAAATTGAGAAGATGTCTGGTTGCAAGATGGATGAGAGCAATAAGGACTCCTATTTTGCTAACCCTGTCGTGCGTTGGAGTATGATGTCTATTGTTAATGCGGCTATCAATGTGGTGCTGCCCGGTTATGTGACCAGCACTTTTGCGCCTTTCGTTGATTTCCGCCTTGTTGGTTATGCCGATACGCTGAAGCTGCGTGTACCGCCTAAGACCCTGTATACCGTGAGCCTTGGTTCTAAAGGCGAGAGAACTTCGTTCCGTCAAAAGAAGTTCGCTGGTGATGTGGTTATTACTCCTGTTGAGCACATTATCACCACTTATGTTGATATGGCTCGCGTGTTTGCTGGCAAGGATGACCTTGCTGAAGCTATCCGTGCTGTGATTATCTCTATCGAGCTGGATATGAACAAGGAAATCATCACTTCTCTGAACGCTGGTATTGCGGCCGCTTCCTTCCCGGCGCAGTTCAAGGAGACCGGTGCTTTTGATGCTAAGAAGATGGTTCAGCTGGCGCAGCGTGTGCAGGCTTATAATGGCATGGCGAAGCCCGCTATTCTTGGTACTGCCGCTGCTCTAATGAATGTGCTGCCTGACAGCTCTCTTGGCTATCGTACCGTTATTGATGGCAAGGATGGCGTAGTGTCCTATGTTAAGGATTTCTATGGCTTTGACCTGTATGAGCTGCCGCAGGCTCCTACTGGTAGTGCAGACTTCGGTCTTGCGCTGGATGATAGCACTCTGTATGTTATCAGCCCTGCTGTGAATAAGATTGTGGCCGGCGCTATGGCAACGACCATGACAAATTCCAACCAATTCTATGACAATGCTGACATTAGCCAGAACTTCACCGCTCGTAAGGCTTATGCTTTCGAGTTTATGGGTGCTGCTTACTGCGGTCAGTATACGATTACCGCCTAATTTAACTTAGGTTTTTCAAGGGAGGGTGGGGCAACCTGCCCTCTCTGAACGGATATAAAGGATAAAATGGAATAAAAGGAGATAACTATATGGCGCGTACAAGTGCAACAACCACAACTGGCGCAGAAACTAAAAAGGCAACCCCTTCTGTTGATAAGGAAAAAGAGGCTCTTAAAGCCAAACTGGCTGAAAATGAAAAGCGTATGTCGGAGATTTTGGAGCAGATGGCGCAACTGCAAAGTATGCTACAAAACAAGCCGCAAGAGGTAGTGGCCAAGCCAAAGTCAGATAAGCGTATTAAGTTTATCAACATGACTACTGGTGGTTTTACAATTAGCGGTACTCGGCTGTATCACCTTGATAAGCAGTTTGATAGTCGGATTGTTTCAGAGGCTGAAGCAAGAGTTATTGTGAACAATATGCCACAGTCTATTGCGGCTGGACTGCTGTATATTGCAGACCATGATTTTGTAAAAGACTGTGAGCTTGATTATGTGTATGAAACTCTGCTTGATGATAAGACGCTGAAGAACCTGCTTAACGAGAACGCAGAGGATGTCTGTGAGATTTACCAAAACGCTTGTGATGAACAGAAGGCTATTATCACTGACATGGTGGAAAATAAGCGACTGAATGGTGAACCGATTGACGCAAACATTGTTGTGAGGCTGGGTCAGCTGTGTGGAAAAGACTTTATGAAGATTGAACCGGACGAGGGGTGATATAATGACGAGCTTTGATACTGTCATTGACCGGGCTTTGACGATTGTTCAAGATTATAAGCTTTCTAAGCTATATAATCAAAGCGAGGAAGGATTTCAAGCGCGGGTTGACAGTCTGCTAATTCATTCCTTGCCTCAATTTTGGCAGTGTAAACAATCTTTGGCGTATGATGAAACCAATAGACAGTTTACAGTAGAATTAACGCCACAAGAAATATATATTCTCGGCTGTTATTGGGTAATTAGCTGGTGGGAATATGAAACAAATAACGCGGCGCAGATTGCTTTGAAATTAGGACTGAAAAACCAATATTCATATAATAGTGAGGCACAGAATTTCAAAGAAAAAGGCAATATAATTGATAAGCTAAGAGAAGAAGTCGATAGAGCTACTACCAATTATCTATTGCAAAGTTTAGACGATTATCAATATTAAGGAGGGGCATTATGGACAGAAAACAGAAAATTGCCTCTCTTTTTAAGATATTACCACTATATGAGAGTGTTGTCAATACCAAAGATAAAATTACTGTTGATGATTATTTAAGTTACTTAGATAGAATTAGCATAGAATATCTTGGTATGGGCGAAAATGATATTTATAATTCTTTGCGCGGTCTAAGAGAGTTAGGCGCAACACTTGAAGTGAAAACGGTGCGTTCTGTGGTTTTTCATATGACAAATATGCTATAAAGGATGTGAGCGTCAATGGGTCTGAAATATTATGAACAATATGCAACAGAGCAGGCACAATCTCCTCATGAGATGTACACTGAATTGGCGCAAGCGTTCCTTGATGAGGGATGGGAAAACGGCGCGGCAAAAACGCCCGAAAATGGCGGACGGATTTTGGAACAACAGGGCATTGGTTCAGAGGAATACAAGTGTATCGAAGCATGGGTTAAAAATACTGTTGGTGATGTTACAAGTGGTACAAAGGATAGCCGTGACTTTATGAAACTGTTTTTCCGTGACATTAAGCATACTTGTATTAGAGGGCAGTTTTATCAATTTCAAAAGAGTTATTGGATTGTAAATGATTATAACCATTTTGATGGTATTGCGCAATCCACATGTATCCGTCGTTGTAATAACTGGCTTAGGATGATTGACCCTGAAGATGGCGGTGTGTTCGCTATTCCCTGTGTGGTTGATTATGATATGTCAAGCCCATCGTTGCAGGTTTCAAGGTATGTGATTACGCCAAATAACCATGCTACTGTAATTACACAGGCGAATACAGATACTCTACGGCTATTTAAGACAAATACAAGATTTATTTTAGACGGCCGTCCGTTTAAGATTACGGGCTTTCAAAATGCTTTGCAGTATGATATTGAAGAACAGGTGCCTACTATTTTTTACATAGACCTGTATCTTGATGAAATTCATGCGAAAGACGATTTAGAAAAAGGTATTGCCGATAATGGTGATTATGTTTATACAATTTCCATTGACCAAAAAGATATGGAATTAACCACCGGTTCTACCGGACAGTTATCCGCAACAGTGTTTGCGTGCGGGCAAATTGTAGACAATAATGTTATTTGGCTCTCTAATGCCCCTAAAATCGTTTCTATTGATAAGCAAGGAAAGTATACTGTTTTGGGCACAAACGGGCAAAATGCCCTAATTACGGCTAAAATAGAGGGTAATGAGAGTGCTTCGGATAGTATTAAAATCACAATCGGTGCACGGCAAGATGTTGAGCCAGTGATTAAGTTGTCTGCGTCTGTTGAAACCGTTCGACAATTTGAGGAAATTCCGTTTTCGGTAGAAGTGTTATATAATAACAAAGTTTATTCCGATTTCGACACTCTTGATGTTTCGCTTGCCGATAATGCAGACGGTTATGTAAGTTTGTCTCAAAATGAAAAGGTTTTCATACTTACGGGGCTGAAACTCACTAAAGAGCCTGTCGCAATGACTGTATCGGCAAAAACCGCAGAATTTGATGTGTCTAAAGATTATAATATTGCCGTTGTGAGTATGATGGGGTGAGGTAGATAATATGTATAATTCTTTGTCGGCTTTGCCAAAATCATTATATAAAATAATGGAATATCTTGCTGTATCTCCGGACGCTGAAGATTTGTGGAAAATGCTGAAGTACAATGGATATGATGCTCTGTCACATAAAAATTTGTCTTTCAAAGAGAAAATGAAATTGGTTTGGGCACCAAAGACCCATACGCCGCAGGATGGATATAGTGTATTCTTTACAAATTTGATTGAAGATGCTGTTTGTGAAAGTAAATGTGTGCTAAAGTTGTATGATTACATGGTACAACCAACAGAGTTATACAAGAGCGTTGTTGTGTATGCGTTTGATTTCTTGTATGGTGGACAAATGAGCCTTGTAGAATTTGAGGGCGTTCCTGTTAATCGCGGGGATTTGTTCTTGAATATCATTTTGTCGGTATTGAACGGTGCTAATATCGGTGGCGTAGGTAATCTGTCTTTCAGTGATGATTTGTCGCGTTATTGTGGGGGCAAGGCTGTTATAGGTAACTCAAAAACTTTTACAGGTGTCTGTGTATATTTGGCTTCACAAATGGGCGATACAGGTAAGGAGACACTTTGTGGCCGTTGATATTAAGTTGTTAGAGCAACTGTATTTCACTTTTGACGAAGATGTTCCTTATAAACTGGAAGATGGGTCGGAAATTACTATTACTCCAATTATGTTGCGGCAAAGCGAAACATTTTTGGTTAGTGCCGATTTACTGAAAATAGACAAAAACTCTATGGGGTCTGTTGATATTATTCAAATGAGTTACTTAGAGTTTTTGTATCAGCATATATTCTCTAAAGACCAAACAGCATTATACAAGTTTAATATTATATTAACTTTTTGTTTGAAATGGCCGCATTGGAGAATTATTAGAGATAATGATACGCATAAGATTGGTATTTTGAATGATGAAACCAAAGCGATTATTAGCGCACAGGATTTTGATGATATACGGCGAATAATCATGTTCCAAAATATTTTGAATTACAACGATGATTATATAAGTCCGGACTTAAAGAAAATGATGGCTGAAGTAGACTCTGTGAAAAATGGTAATATCCAGCCACCATCATTGGAAAGAAAAATATCAATTATTACTGCGCATAGCGGTTTGTCTAAGAAAGACCAACTGCAAATGACAATGCGGGCGCACCAGTCCTTATTCGAAGAGGTTTGTGGTGAAGTTGACTTTACTACAACTCGGGCAATCGCCATGTTTGCCGGCAAGGCTGATGAAATAGGGCACTGGATTTTCCCGAAAAAGAAAGGGAAATATGACGGCTATATGGTTAGTATGAAAAATTACTCTCAATCGTTTGGCGGTAAACAGTCTATTGTTGCGCAAACAGAGGGTAATTTATCTGATATAATCGCAAATAAAATTCACAAATAAATAGGAGGATTTTTCTATGGAAAGATTTTTGGCTAATGTAGGCCATGCTCTGATTTTCCGTGGTGACCAGTTTGTTGGTACTGCGCAAAGCATGACTGAAAACACATTCAGTTTCTCTGCTACTCCTAACGAAGTCCGCGGCGGCAAGTCTAATCCGCTAATCGGTCGTTGGTTTAGTGATAGTACGCTGAATGTAACGCTAACTAATGCCACTTTTAAGCTGGAATATCTTGCTTATACGCTTGGTACTACTATTGAGCAGGGTGGTACCGCTGTCTATGAGACTGCTGGTGCTGGCGAGACTGTGACTGCTAACAAGGTGACTCTGACCAAGACCCCTGCGGCTTTCCTTGGTACTATGATTGGTTGGTACAAGAAACCTTCCGATAGTGGTTGGACGGTTGGGACTATTACACAGCAAGGTAACGTTTATTCGCTTAATATTCCGAATGCTGAGGCTGATAGCAAGTATTGCATCAAGTATCTGTATATGGATGAAAATGCTCGTATGATGCCTATTCCTGCTGATTTCAACCCCGAAGAGCTTCATGTTATTATCATCAATGATGAATACAATGCTGATATTAACACTGACACGTCTGCTTCTATTGTTGGTCAGCTTATTACTGACATTCCGCGTCTTGGCCTTGACCCCTCACAGGATTTGACGCTGAACGCTACTTCTTCTGCTCCCAGCCAACTGTCTGGTACTGCTTTCCGTTACATGGAGACTGATAACTGTTCTGGCGAGGCTATTTACGGTACTATGACTGAGCAGGTTAATGGCGCTGTATGGCAGGAGAATGTTGAGGCGCTTGCTGTTGCTAACAATGACCTAAAACTGTCTACGAATGGCACAGCCACCGCTGAGGTCTATGCAGTGTTTACCGCCGGTATGTCCTCTAAGAAGATTGATAATACGGCTTGTACCTTTGCTGTTGACAGCGGTTCTGCTGTGCAGGTTTCTAACGCCGGTGTTATTACTGCTAAAGCTACGGGCACTGCCACTGTATCTGTGAATCTTACTGGTTATACCACAAGTGTATCTCCTGCATATATCAAGGTTACGGTGTCTTAAATCATGATAAAGAAATAGGGTAACTCTGTCAAGGGGTTGCCCTATTTTTTAACGAACAAAAGGACGAAAGTCAATGTGTGAATATGTAAAATCTAATATGTGTCAAATTCTCCATGAACAATGTCCTTGGATGTATATTTGCCCAAAGACTGGGCAATGGACACCGAACCCCAAAATGCCAGCAAATTGCAAAGTCAAGCGTTCACAACAAGTACCCGCTGGTTATAGTAAGGTGGAATTTGAAAAAGATGGATATTTATATGTCAATCTTGGAGAAATGACAGTAAAAGTATTAAATCCATTCGCAGACATTCCTCTTTTTGTGAAATGCCATGCTAATAAGGATGGCACTTATAAAATACAGAAATGAGGTACATTTTATGGCAGAGGGCGATTTAGAAAAGAGGGTCGGTAAGGTTGAAAATCGGGTCACGACTTTGGAAACCGAAATGCCTTACTTAAAGGATAGTATTGACCGCAATACGCATAGTACCGATAAACTTAATTCAACTTTGGACGCGTTGCGGAATACCATGAAGGATATTGGTTTTAAGACAAAAGAGCAAGACGAGAAAATAGCCGCAAATGAAACGCATATCAATGAAGTTGAGAAACAAGTAGAAGTCATTGAGGAAAAGGGTAAATTCGATATTTGGGAATTTCTAAAAAAGAATTGGCCTTGGTTTATTATTGTTGCGGCGGCTTATGGCTCACAATATATCAAATTCTAAAAGGAGATAACGGAAATGACGGAATTAAAGGAAATGGATAAAATCTATTTGGAGAAGTATGGTATTCATGTTACGCCATATCTTACTTATGCGCAGATTGAGCAAATGCTAAAGGCCGTAGGTGAAATCTTTGATTGGGCTGAACGACAGGTTAGTATTGATATGTTACTGCTTGCGCATACAACTGATATTCCTGTTGAGGAATTAGATAAGACTGGGCATAAGGCGTTATTTGAAAGCGGGCTTATCGCTGAAGTCAAAAAGAATATTATCAATCTACATGATTGGGAAAAGGCGCTTGAATATCATACTTCTTTCCAAAAGAATATGGCTACTGTATTAAAGAAAGTTACACCAGAGCTTATGGATAAGGTGATGGCTATTGTCAAACCAAGCAAGAAATGACGCAGAATTGCGCCGAATGTTTGAAAAGCCATTGAAAGAAGCCGTGGATTATATTGTTCAAAAGATATGGAATGAGAACAAAGAATTGGTGCGGCAAATAGTGTATGAGGCTTATTTACCGAAAAATTATAACCGTACAGGTCAATTTCAAAAGGCTTGGGATTTTGATGTGGAAAGTAGCGCTGATGATGAAAAAATTGCGCAAGGAGCATTTTACTACAATCCGAATACTATGTCAAGAGGTAGCACAGACCCTCAATCATCCGATTTTGGGCAACATATTTCAATTATTGATGGGGCTGATATGCGTCCTTATTTGGCCGACATTATTTACAACGGTGCCTATGGCAGGGCATGGATGAATGGCGCTGGCAAACGAGACGCGTGGGATGCTTTGATAAATAGTGTTGGTAAACAAAAAATGAAACAATGGTTAAAAGAGGGTATGCAAAAGGCCGGCTTACAAGGCACATTGCATACTACACCAATTGAAGTTAAATATAGCAAATAACGCGAGGTGATAATAATTGGTTGTGCTCGGAGTGGACGGGTCTACTTCCTGTTCGGGGTACAGTATTTTTCAAGATGATAAACTTGTGTCTTATGGGGCTATAAAACCTAAAGGGCATGAATGGGATAATCGTCTTATGCAAGAGTGGGGGCAGTTTTGCAATATTGTAGAACAATATAAGCCCGAAATATTATATTATGAGCAACCGCCGTTGAAAGACGGTAAAATCACTTTGTTAAAATTAGGGGCTGTGCAAGGCTTGATTTTGGCTTTGTGTGCTCAATATAATATTCAAGTTAAGTTTCTGTCCCCAGCCGATTGGCGCAGAGAAGTAGGGCTTTATGACGGTACTCGCGAAGGTACTAAAAGAGACGAATTAAAAAAGAAGTCAATTGAAAAGGCTAATCAGTTGTTTGGGTTGGATTTAGCGTGGATTGCGCCTAAATCTTCCAAAAATGAAGATGATGTAGCTGATGCAATTATGATTGCTTATTCACAGGTAAAGCCCCGATATTTTGGTAAATCGAAAGAATAGGGGGATGTGATATGGCAAAAACGCAAGCTAATTATTCCATTCTTGTTGGGGTAGAATTACAAACCAAACAAATTCAACAAGAGTTGGATAAAGTTTCAAAGAACCTTAAAGGGCTTGACTTAAAAGTTAGCGACAAAGCCGCCCAAGTTGTAAAACAAATCGGTGACAATACTGATAAAGCTAAAGATAGTGCTAATGATTTAAGTCTTGAATGGCAACAGGCTCAAACCATCATGAGTAAGTCTTTAGAGATTATTACAGCGATGGTGGATGAAGTTTATGACTTAGACTCTGCAATGACTGAATTTAGGAAAGTTAGTGACTTAGAGGGCACAGGTCTTGAAAGCTATGTCAGAGATTTAACTGACTTAGGTAAAACTGTGGCTCGTACCGGTAGACCATTGTGTTTGAGCCGGAATGTACAGATGGTAAATGTGCATTTAGAATTGTCCGAAAACCAGTAAAGCCTAAAGCCTGTTTAACTACAACGCAAGGATGAAACAAGCCTAATCGTGAATGTGGGAAACTATTAAAAATAAACAGGATGGTATATGGGCGAAAGCCCTAAGTGCCGTTGTCCCGAATATTATATATTATTTGTGACAAAAATGGTAGATTGGTCGCGAAGTCCTGAACAGGGATGTGTCAACAGACTAAGCGCTCAACCCCTCCAAAGGCGAAAGCCAAGGGTGAAGAAATAGTCGGTATTTTATAGAAATATAAAATTAGGTATTGACATTTGATTTTGTTTGTGCTAAGATTAGCGCAAAGGAGTGAAAGATATGTTTACATTTTTAGGAATTAGTGCGTTGGTTTTGTTGCTTTTAGCATGGGAGTTTCTGGGCTTGATTGCACGGCTGTTTGGTTTTGGTTGGCCGTCTTTTTTCAAAAGTCTTTGGGATGGTGAGGGTGACAGACCATTGACTAAGCAAGAAAAAGACTGGTTCTATCAACAAGAACAGGAAAAGCATAAAAACAAAAAATAATGTCAATATAAAATAGTCAGAAATGGTCACAAGCGCAGCCCAATTCAAGAAATCGGGCTTTAGTGATGAAGAGTCTAAACAATTAGCCGTTACTGCGGCTATGTTCCAAAATGTAGCTGATACTGCTGTTAGCGCTGAAGATGCTGCGGCTTCGCTTGTTTCGCAGATAAGAGCGTTCGGTGAAGAGGCAGATTTTGCAACAACTGTGGTTGACGCTTATAATGAGGTTTGAATTTGCAGACCTCTCTAAACAGGGTGAATTGCTGGAAGGCTAAGGCTTTTGCTATGCTAATCAGCAGCCAAGACCATGTTGAAATACATGGTAAGGTTCAACGACTAAGAAAAGCAATCGGAGTATTCCGATAAATATTAAACTTTTAAGGAGAAAAATCATGGGTTATCAAGAAAGTTACATTTGGTCAAGTAAAAAGAATTTTAATAAACTTCTGCAAAGTTTTGTTGATGGCGAAAAATATTGGACACAACCGGTAGAAGTTTTAACTTTTATTAAAGACCACAAGCCTTTTAAGAAAGGGCAAAAAGTTGTATATGTAACAGGTGAAAGATACCCGCAGTCACATTGGAAAGAAATGCTTATTCCCGATTTTCAACATCCGTCATATATTTTATTCACGGAAGAAGTTGAAGCAAAAGGAATTTGGCCTGACGCGGGTGAAGTAACTGATGTTATCCATGAGGATTTTCCAAGAAAGAATAAGCCGTTTTAACGGACGAAGTGAGTAATGTAGACAGAAGTGCTTGCTGTCGAAGCGCCCTGCCTTGTGATATAATATTGCAAGTGATGATATAGTCTATTCCCATAGGAAACTATGGGTGAATGTTAAATTCAATCAATAATTAGCACTTATTGGTAAACATAAAAGGCAAACAATTTCAGTGTAGGAACAAATGATTTAGCCAGTGCAATGGAAGTTGCTTCCAGTGGTTTGGCTACTTATGGTAATGATTTCCAGTCTATACTGGGCTTAGTCACAGCCGGGACAGAAATCATGCAAGGTCGTAGTGCTCAGGTCGCGAGAGGGCTTAGCACTATCGCGGCAAACATAGTTAAAAACAAAGACGCTCTTGCTGAATATGGTATCGAGGTAGAATTAGCAGACGGAAAACTTAAAAGCACCTATGATGTTTTAAGTGAATTGTCTGAACAATGGGATACCATGTCTGATGTAGAGCGTACTGCGCTTGGTGATACTTTAGCTGGTTATTGTATAGCCAGTGACAGACTTAATTGACGGGAAAGAATAGAGTCAAATCTATTATCTGTGGTTCATATCATGGATGCCTAAGAGCCTTATGCACCAAATTATTATAGTGATATAATAATGGCTTGGAGTAATTAACCAAGGTATGGTAAAAGAAATAAGGATATATGGTCAATCCGCAACGAAGCGTCTTTTGAGATAAAGACGAACGCTCAACGAACAACGAAAGCAATTAGATTTTTCTAATAAATGTAACTATTATTTAATAGAATAAGCCACACAAGTGGACGAAGCGAGTAGGGTAGGAAGAAACGCTATCTTCCGAAAGAGTCTGCGTGTTGTTTTACAACATAAAATATGTTCTATTCCCATGTGAAAGATATGGGCAATGGTATTATCGAAAAGAAGAAATTGTGTTTGTTTACACAAGAAGAAATTCAACAAATTTTAAGCAAAAGGGGCTTGTCGTTAAAAAACGATATAAAAATATTATTGATAATATCATTGGATAGGAGTAGCGACCCTATTTAATATTTAAGCAAAATCAGTACAAGGTCTTTGCTGCCGTGCTTCAAAATTTTGACACAGCAGTAAAGGCTACAGCTACAGCTTATAACTCTGCGGGTTCAGCCGCAAAAGAAAATGAGCGTAGCATAGACAGTCTTGAAGGTCACACAAACAATCTAAAAGCCGCTTTTCAAGACTTATCAAACAATGTTATTCCAAACGAATTGATTAAATCTTTGTTGGATTTAGCCACAGGTTTCTTGAATGTGGCAAATAGCGGCATAGGCCAGTTTCTAATTAGATTTACGCTGATAAGCACTACCGTGCTTGGTGCATCTACAATGTTTACGCAGCTTGCTGTAAAAGTTTTACCCATGCTTAAAGCAGCTTTTGTCTCAGCCGCTGGTGGAGCTATAACTCTAAACGCCGCGCTGGGCTGGATTTCCATTGCTTTGGGTGTTCTTGCGGCTGCTATTCCTGCTATTATAGACGCTTGGAATGATAGTCACAAATCCGTAAAAGAATTAAGTGATGAATTAACTGCGCTTAATGAACAGTTATCTACCAATAAAGATAGAATTGAAGAAATCAATAATTTAACATGGGAAGAACATACTGCGGCTATAACAAAAGAATATTATGCTTTAATGGCTGAAAATGAAGAGTTAGAGCGTAATATTAAATTAAAGCAGGATGAAATAAAAGCTAAAGCCGATAAAGACAAAGTACAAATCGGAACAAGTTATGTTTTAGAGACTTCTTTAGTCACGACTGATATAGACAATTTAATTTCTGCCGTACAAAATAAAGCATCTGAAATGGATACAGAATTGGCAAATTCACAAATAGATGCTTTGGAAAAATGGAAGGATACTTTATTAAATACAGTTTTTGACAGTTATGATGATGCTTATGCCGCTATTCATTCGTTTGACTTCAGCGGGCTTGACTGGGCGGCACTTGGATATGATGAAGATGCTGTAAATTCTTTGTTGCGAGATATGGAACATGTCATAACTACGCAAAAAGAATATAAGAAAGGCACTTCAGAGGTTATTCCGGTTCTTGAAAATTATAATCATTTATTGGACACACAAGGTACATTAACCAGCGTTCAAAATGAAGATTATATTGCGTTAATGGACTCTGCTGGAGGATTATATAGCGGCTTAAAACAATTGTATGACGCTGGAGTGCCGATAGGTAGCACGAATGAAAAATTTATACAGCAATACGAACAATTAGCCAAGAAATATAACGATGCTTCCGCAGCAATGAGGAATTTTGGTGTATCTATTAGCACAATAAACAAATTTTCTCCGGAATTGTATACCTACATGTCTAAAAACGGTTTTACCGTAAAAGCATTTGCTGATTACTGCAAAGATGCCAAAGTGGATGTCGTAAACTTGGCAGAGGCGTTAATAGGCAGTGCAACCGCGTGGAAATCTTTCGCAGATGCAGCGGCGGCGGGCTATGGTTTTATTATGACCGCTTATGAATTTGCGAGGAATAAAAGTTATCGGCAAAAATATGGGTCTTATCAAGACTATTTAGCGGCTATGCAAACCAAGTATCAACCCACTAATGTTGATGCTCAATTGGCTTTTTTGGAACAATTAAAGAATTTAGGAAGTACAACAACCAGTGGCACTGGCAGTGGCACCGGCACCGGTGACACAACCAAAACCCTCACCCAAGCCGAAAAGAACCTACAAGAATTTCGCAGTCAGCTGGCCTACTTTGAACATGAGCTTGCAATGGGTGAAATAAACGAAGAGCAATATTATTATCATCTTCATGACCTCATGAATATGTATCTCCAAGACGCTGAAAATGTAGAAACTCTGTGGAAATACCAAGAAAAGATTTATAAGCACTCCCAAGAGGAATTGCAGAATTACTATCAAGAACAATTAGACCAACAAAACGCACTGATTGATAAGATAAATGAGCGATTTGACGCGGAGATTGATGGTCTTGAAAAGTCTAATGACGAGTTAGAAAAGCAGATTGAATATGAACAACTGTTAGAGGACATGGCCTCGGCTAAGGCTAAGAAATCACTGGTGTTTAAGAATGGCGCTTTTCAGTATGTGGAAGATGTGGACGCTATTTCTTCAGCACAGAATGCTTTAAGGAAATATTATCGCCAACAAGAGGTTGAGCAAAAGAAACAGAATATTGAGGCCGCAAGACAAAGAGAATTGCGAGAGCCACAGCAGTTGGTTTCTCGGCTTGAAGAAATCATTAAGAATATTAAGGGTTATGCTACTGGTACAACTTATTCAGCCGGTGGCCTTAGTCTTGTAGGTGAGCATGGCGCTGAATTGGCAGTTTTGAGTAAAGGCACTGGTGTGATACCAGCTGATATTACTAAGAACTTATGGGCTTGGGGGCAAACTACTCCAAGTGCCTTAATGTCTACTGTTGCGGGTGTGAATGGTCAAAACAGTGGAATTTATTTCAGCGGTGTAACTATGTCTTTTCCAAGTGTTCGTAATGGTAATGACGCACAAAGTTTTATGCAGAGTGTGGTTAATTTGGCTTATCAAAGAGCTTATTCAAGAAAGTAATGGATTATATGCAGGGGTTGGTTTATACTGGCCTCTGCATATTTTATAAAGGAGGGGACGCAATAGTGTGAGTAATGCAAGTGAATTTTTAGATGCAATACAAATTATGATAAATAAGGCATCTGAAAAACAAACTAAAATTTATAATGGCACCGTGACAGCGGTTGGTAATAATAACACTTGCTCTGTTACAGTAAATGGCAAAAATCATCAAAGAATATCATATTATGGCAAAGCACCAACTGTTAATCAAGTGTATCGTGTCTTTGTTCCCCAAAACAATATGTCCATTGCTTTTATTATTACAGAAAATACGGATATTGAGCCCGCTAAAGCAACGGATTATAATGATTTATTAAACAAACCACAGATTAACAATGTTACTTTATCGGGTAATAAGACGGCAAAAGATTTGGGGCTTTATGGAATTACAAATCCTCCGTCCGTGCCTACAAAGACCAGTGATTTAACGAACGACAGTGGTTTTGTGGATGAGAATTTTGTAAGAAATCTTTTAACTACATTAAGCTGGCTACCAAAGCCAACTTCTGCTGATAATGGCAAAATATTGATGGTTAAAAATGATGGTACGGTTGAATGGACAAATGTTGTTATTAATGCTGGCAATAGTTCTACGAAATAATTTTTGTTAGGAGTGTATATATGAGTAATCAATTATTAGAAGCAAGACTACAAATGCGGCATGATACTGCCGCAAACTGGGAAGTAGTGAAAGACACTTGTATCCCGCTCGCTGGTGAGTTCTGCGTTACCATGGATGGTGACTGTAAGGGTCGTTTCAAGATTGGTGACGGTGTAACGACTTGGGGAGCGCTGGACTATGCAAGTGGGGACGAAACTATGCTTGCCCAAAGTATCGTTTTTGACAACGATATGGTATTTACTGAGAATTTTGGTAAATACAAAGTATCTGGTGGTAAAGTCACCATTCCGTCAAAGAATAAATCACTTTACGAAGTTCTCCTTGATGCTTATTCTGAAGACAAGAACCCTACAACTACCCAACCCAATGTTGGTGTAAACAGCTCTACTGCAAAGGCGTATGAAGTTGGCACTAAGGTAAGCCCTGCATATAGCGGTACTTTTAATGCTGGTAGTTATACCTATGGTCCTGCTACAGGTTGTAAGGTAACTGCTTGGAGAGCAACTAATAATGTTACTGATGAATCTTTAACTACTCAGACTGGTACTTTTGCAGAGTATCAAGTTGTCGATGGTGCTAACTATAAGATTACTGTTTCTGGTACTTATACTGATGGCGCTACACCGAAGACTGCTCTTGGAGTTGATTACGCGGCTGGTCAGATTAAAGGTGCTACTAAATCTGCCAATACGAGTGCAATCACTGGTTATCGTAAAAGTTTTTATGGTACTGTTACTGACAAGACCAAGGCAACAACGAGTGCTATTGTCCGTGCACTTAGTGGTAGTTCTTCCAGTGCATTAGCTAATGGTAATACATTCAATGTTACTATTCCTGTTAATGCACAGCGTGTTATCATTGCTTATCCTGCAACTCTGAGAAGTGTTAGCTCTATTAAAGATAAGAATGGTATGAATGCTGATATTACTTCCGCTTTCACTGCATCCACTGTAAATGTTGAAGGTGCTAATGGGTATACAGCTATTGAATATCGCGTTTATACTCAAGACTTTGCTAACCCCAATGACGCCGCTAACACTTACATTGTAACTATCTAAGGGAGGAAAGAATAATGGCTATTTCAAATTTACCAAAACTTAATTTCAGTGTACCTTTTGCCATGACCGCAGCTCTCCCTGTTGAGTATAATGCTTACTTCAGCACCCTTGCTGACGCTCAAGCTGCGGCCGCAAAGGCAGATGTTCCTGGTTCTACTACTACAGTTTATTACTACGGCCAAAAGATTGTAGTTGTTGGAAATACTGAGGCCAAACTTTATATCATTCAACCTGATAAGACCCTAAAAGAGGCTGGCGGTGTACCACTGGGCGATGGCGCTTCTATTACTGTTGGCGAAGATGGCAAGATTGCTATTAAGGGTGTCGCAGAAGCAACCGCTAATCAGCAACCTCGTATTAAGGTTGTTGACGGTGTTAAGACTATTGAATGGTATACTCCAGATACCAGTATGGTTGAGGGATTACAGCAGACTGTTGCTGGTCATACCACTAAGATTGAGTCTCTGGAAGGAGGACTTAGTTCTACTATTGGTGTTCTTGAGCAACAAATGTCTAAGATAAGCACCTTAGAAGGTAATATTGGTCTATCACAGCAAGCTATTACTGCTAACACTACTGCTATTGGTACTAAAGCTAATGCTGCCGATGTTTACAAGAAAACTGAAACATTTAGTCAGACTGAAGTAAACGATAAGATTGCAGCTGCAATTTCTTCAGTATATAAGCCTGCTGGTTCTTCTGCATTTGCTGACCTGCCTACTCCTGCCAAAGCCCTACTGGGTAATGTTTACAATGTAAGCGATAAATTTACTACCGATGCTAAATTCGTTGAAGGTGCTGGTAAGAAGTATCCTGCTGGTACCAATGTTGTAATCGTTGCCGTTGATACAGAATATAAGTATGATGTGCTCGCTGGCATGGTGGACCTGAGTGATTACGCAACTACTTCCACGGTTGATACTGCTGTTAATACATTACAAACAGATATTACTGACGGCACTGTTGTTGCTGGCAAGGCTAAAGCAGATGAAGATGGTAATAACATTAAAACCACTTATGCTACTAAGACTTCTGTTACTGGTCTTGAGGCTACTATTAATTCAATTGTGAATGAGACAGAAGATCCGCCCACAATTGTTGTTGCTGCATATAAAGACGGTGAAGGTAATGTCATTAAAGACACATATGCGACTAAGGCGGACGCGCAAAATACACTAAAAGTAACTATTACTCAGAGCGGTGGCGCATATAGCGCAGACAAAACTCTTGCTGAAATTAACGCCGCTCTTGCTGCGGGGAAGTATGTTGTGGCGATGGCAGACGGTGTGATATATCGTCCAAGCTATTATTCTAATAATAATAATTCAGGTATTGAATTCTATAGATATTTAGAACCCTATGAAAATGGCACTGAAGACATTTTTGTTTATATTCAAAGTTACTTTATTATTACTTCTAATGAAGTTACTTATCATGAGCCTAAAGGTTACGACATTTATACCACCACTGGTGCAGACAATAAATTCGTTGCAAAAGTTGAAGGCAAAGGTCTTTCTACCAATGACTTCACCACTGACCTGAAGACTAAATTAACAAACCTGCCCGCTGGCGCACAAGTCAATGCTATTGACACAGTGGATGAAAATGTTTTCGCGATTGACGAAAACAAGAATTTATCTCTTAAGACCCAGTCTATTTCTGGTAGTCATTTAACTTCTGATATTGGCAACATGGTTCAATATGGTGGCAATGCTATTACTCATGTAGTAGTAGATGGCGCACCACTTACTCCTGCGTCTGACTCTGCAAATCACATCAGGTCTGTCACCATTCCTGACGCGACAGCATCCAAACTCGGTCTTGTCAAATCCGCTGCCGAAGACGCTGTTAATGGTGTCGTTGTTGACCCTACAACTCATGTAATGTCCGTAAAGCAAATTTCCACCGACATTCTTGCCCAAGGTTCTAATACGCTTATTTGGAACGGTGGCAACGCAAGCTCCTAATCACGTAAACTTTAACCAAAACATATATATTGCCTACCGGGTATGACCTTAAGCCTCTGCCCGGTAGGCCTACTTAAAAAATGGAGTGTCTAATAAATGGCAAGTAAAAAAGAAAAACAAGTAATACCCGCAGTGTTAGCACTTAAATACGACACTTTACAAAACTGGGGGAACTATAATCCTATTTTAGAAAAAGGCGAAGCAGGAATTGTACAAATAGCAGGAGATAATAACTCAACTCTATTATGTAAGATTGGAGACGGAGTTAATCATTTTTCTGCATTGCCCTGGCTTACTGCTAATGCAGCTGATGTATATGAATGGGCAAAAGCTGAAACTAAACCAGAATATAATGCAACAGAAATTGTTGATTTAGATACGTATATTGATTCAAAAACTGTAAGATATGATAAAGAGCAAACTCTTACATCTGCACAAAAGGCACAAGCAAGAACAAATATTGGAGCTTTTAATAAAGACGCAGATTATTTGAATGAGAATAGAGTGCAATGGGATAGAGACAAAAACGCAAATGCTGAACAAAAATTAAGTCCTATTATATCTTCTTTAGACCCTGCACTTGCTGGTAATAAATTTGCTTTTTGTAAACCCGGTGGTATTACTATTGAATATACCAATGATAGTGGTTCAACATGGTCTGCCTACAGTGCTACAGATAGTCAAAAAATAGCCTTAATGACGCAGAATTTAGGTCTTGAGTTTTTCATCGGTGGTAAACGCAATGCAAAAGCCACTGTTGATGACCAACTAAGAATTACTATCGACGCAATTGATTGTGGTGTTTATACTTATTTAACAAATATCATATTAGATATTTCAACTAATGGTGCAACTGGCTGCCAATGTAAAGTGGAATATAGTGTTAATACTGCTGTTGATACTTTCATTGAATATTATACCTATCCAATTTCAGGTTGGAGTGGAAAAAACAGTTTTCCTTGGCTCCCAGCAAACATATCAAGTTTTGGTGATAGTAGAACAACAACTGCTGGGATGAAAAAGTTAAGATTAACATTTTTCTGTACTGGCGTTAATAATAACTACAACAGTAATTTATCAGTTACAAATATTTATCTTATTGGTATTAAAAATTGGAAAACTAATTCTAACTTGGCGAAAAGTGGGCACCTGTATAGTTATGACACAAATGGAAATGTGATTTTCCCTGGTAATATTCGAGCCACCACAAGTTTAATAACTGGTAACGGTCAAAATATTTATGTTAGAGATAGTAATGGTGGTAATGCAATCAATTTAAGTGGTTCAACAGGGACTATTGTTGCAACAGGTAATATCAATGCTTCCAAAGGAACTGTAACAGCCAACAAATTCGTTGGTGATGGTAGCGGATTGACTAATTTACCAAGCAGTGGCTCCTCCACTCATATTATAACAGTCACAGCAAACAGCAGTGGAACATATACAGCAGACGCTACTTTCGTTCAAATAGAAGCTTGGATAAATAATGGCGAACAGGTTGTGTTAAGACATAGTTATAATGATGATGGTTATAGTTATTTGCCATTGGCATTATATTATCCAAATGCAATTGTTATTTTTGAAGGAACAACACTACCTGCAACTGGTGGCATAGAAGCCATAATCGAACAGATTAGCATAGAATACGATGAAGCGGTTAATCGTTATGAATTTCCTGTTCTTAAAGAAAATAAAGATTATACTTTTACAGTTCCAACAACAGGCTGGTCTAATAATTCTATCACAGTAGCAGTAAGTGGCGTTCAATCAAGTTACAATACCAAACCTATTATAGACTTAAATATCACTCCGGGCGCAAGTAATGTAGACGCGTTGAACGAGGCCTATTCTAAAATATATGCTGTAACTACAGGTGATAACAAAGTAACGGTGTATGCAACTGAAGTGCCTACTACGGCTATAAGTCTAACAATGAAGGTGATTAACTAATGGATTGTATGTTGAATAGGAGAATTGTTAGTGGTGGGAACAATAATAAGAATATTATTACTTTTATAAAAGATTTTAGCGAAAGCTCACCAACAAATTTTACCCTTTCTGCGACTGACTTAGCCTCTTATGGAATTACTTATGAAAAGTTCCAAAAAATAAAAGGTTTTTCTGCTGTTAATATTTCAAATTATTCAAGTCATATCATAACAAATATAACGGCTACAGACATACAGTTACCAGCGACAACTTCTATCCAATCCTACGCTCCTGAAAAACAATTAGTATGGGTTAGCACAGAAAATATCAGTAGCAGTAGTCAACTGTTATTTGTTTATGGGGTTTTACAAGGTGTTACCACATATATAATTAACACCAATGCCACTCGGAAAGCAATTTATGGTGCACAAGCATCTAAATTTGTTGTAACTTTGTATTTTAATGAATAATTTCTGTGAATTATACAGAAACAAAAAAGAAAGGAGTGTGTATAAATGGCTTTAATTCAACCCATTTTATATCAGCCACAGTCGTTTGATGCTACTGTTGGATATGTATTTCAATTTAATGTGGTTGGCGGTTCGCTTGTGGTTGGTAGTAGACTGACCGTACTAAATAATACTACGCTTGAACAAGTGTTTACTGATAGCGTAACGCAAGCGCAGTTTGAACACACTTTGCCAGCGGACAAACTACAAAACGGTGAAACTTACCAAGCCTATATCAATACTTTTGATAGTAATGAGAATGTTTCTCCTAATTCTAATACGGTGTTGTTTAGTTGTTATGCTGTACCAGTAGTTAATATAAGCAACATTCCAATAACAAATACTATCAACTCACCAAGTTTTAATTTTGAGGCTACATATTCACAAGCCCAAGGCGTTAGTTTGACACAATACCAATTTAGTTTATATGACTCTGCGGGGCTGTTGGTATCTACAAGCGGAGTACAATACACAACTGCCGCGCCAAGCAAAGTAAACTATATCTTTATGGGCATGGAAAAGAATAAGTCTTATTCGGTAGAGTGTGTTATAACAAACTCGGCAGGGATGTCAGCCTCTACGGGTAAAAAGAGTTTCGTGGTACAATATTCTTCTTCAGATACTTATACTACGCTATCTTTAATAAATGACTGTAATACGGGGCAAATTATTATACAATCTAAAGCAACGGGCATTGATGGCACTCCGTCTCCGGCAGATTGGCCTAATCCGCCTCATCAAGGGTATATAGATGTTGGTGCTCCTTACAATAGAAAAGCCGCATATTTTCAGCAAGGCGAGAGCGTAACTTGGGATGATAACTATGTTATTCCTGCCGATTTCACGCTGCAACTCTGGCGAAGTGCCCCTGTAGGAGAAACACTACAATTAAGCAACGCTAATGGGGATAAATTGGTTTTAACGGGTTATGACGCTATTGATTATACTATGTATGTTATTCTTAAAGTAATTCCTAAAGAGGGGCAGTATTATACCATTAAGAGTAATACAATTCAACTTCCAAAAACTGAGGCGGTGCCTTTTTTGAATATTAGTATATGGCTAAGAAGTGTTGGTGGGCTGTATGATTTGATACTTGATAATCTTGGGGTGGTGAATAGGGCATGATAAGTTTGTTAGGATATAATTTTGCTGGCGATGTAAATGCTTTAGACGCTATCCCCGTCCACATGGATAACATTACAAGCACAACAATTAAAAATGGTCTGATGTATGAATTGAATGTTACAAAAGATACAAGTTTTGATTATACAACTGCCTTACCCGCTGGCTGGGATGATAATACCATTATGAGCACAGACTTTGACGGTAATATTCAAGCGGGTAACTTAACAGGTTTGGTTGAAAGCATAACTTCCATTCGCATCAAACGGCGCGTTAAAGGCGAAACAGAATGGATTACAATTCATGAAATGCCTGTGGCTGATGTATCTGATTTAAGTTTTGTTATTGCAGATAACTTGAATTTGAATTATACTGATTATGAATATGCTTGGGTTCCAATTTCACAAAGTATTGAGGGCGAATATACCATACAAGAAATCACTTCACAATTTGATGGGGTTTTTGTTTGTGACGCGGATAGTATTTATAAATTCTACGAGGGTGTGCAATATGGCGCAACGGACACCGTACAACAGATTGGAGTTTTTGCCCCGTTAGGTCGGGCTAAACCTGTTGTTATTAGTAATGGTATTACTAATTATGACACTGGCGAATTAAGCGGTATGGTCATGCCTTCTGATTATCTAAAGACAGGTAAAATTGATAGGCAAGAAATTGTTCAGCGTCGCAAAGAGATTGTTAATTTCTTTACCAACAAGCGCGCTAAAATTATAAAGGATTGGAATAATAATGCTTGGCTGGTCATTTGCACGGGCAATCCTAATACTTCGTATGAAAACAATTACGGTATGGGGCTTGTTACGGTCTCTATGCCTTGGACAGAAATTGGAGACCCCAAGAGCCGTGAAGATTTGTATGAGGCTGGCTTAATTCCAACAGAGGTGTGATACTATGGCTATTGAAGTATTACAACAAGATTATAATATTATTAAACAGAACAATATCATTAAGTATATTAAGTTAGATATTCTTGATTTTAAGTATAATATTATTGATGAAATCAGTGGTAACTTAATTAAATGCAGTATAACCGTAGATGCTGATAGCGATTTGCGGCGCAGTTGTAGCGTTGAATTGGTTGTAAATGATAGCCGTTTTGAGGTTCAAGCGGGTGGGCGGATATATTTATCAAACTATATTCGTCCATCTGTGGGCTATTATAACACACATACGGGTCAAATTCAATGGTATAATCAAGGAATTTTCCTAATCAATGAACCGTCATGGCAATATAGCGCTGATACAAACACCCTGTCATTCCAAGGGCTTGACCTTATGAGTAAACTGACGGGGGTTCGGAATGGTCAACTAAGCGGTTTGCCAGTTATTATTAAAGCCGGTGAAAGTGTACGAGAGGCAATGATAAATGTGCTTAGTCTAACGGGTTTTACAAAGTATGTAATTGCAGATTGCAAGAACCGTAAAGGACTTGTTGAACCAGTGCCCTATGATATGGAGTTTGGCCAAGGCACTACTGCTTATGAGATTTTGGCTGAATTGAGAGATATATTACCACAATATCAGATTTATTTTGACAAAGATGGTGTCTTTCATTATGATGAAATTCCAACAGGAGATGATGCGCCTGTTATCATTGATGATACTACATGGGACAAAATTCTTATTTCCGAAACTGTTAATACAGATTTTGAAAGCGTTAAGAATTATATTGAGGTATATGGCCGCCAACATGACATTGAACATTTTGCAAGTGATGATTTAGTATCAGTGACTGGCACTCAAATTACTTTAACATTATCTGATGTAGTTGCGCTTGAAAACGGGTTATTGGTCGGCTGGAAAACTGCGCAGGATGTGGTTGGCGATAAAATTACATTGCTAATCGCAGGGCTTTCTGCAAAAGACTTGGTTGAAACCGATGGTGAATATGTGCAGAAACTTGCGGCGAATACTTATTATTGTGCCAAGTTTGATGGCACTAATTGGGTGTTTTTAGGGCACAACCAAGCTGAAGGTACTTGGTATGACGCAGACCCCAATAGTCCATTCTACATTTATGGTTCTGTTGGCATTATCCGTGAAGTATTATCGGGTGAACAATACGATAATATTATGAGTGATGAATTGGCTTTGCAACGGGCTAAAATGGAAATTTATTGGAAGTGCCGCTTGAATGACTCTTTAAGCATGAGCACTATTCCAATTCCGTGGCTTGATGTGAATATATTAGTTGCTCACGCTCAACGCAATACTGAAGAAGAAAAAAAGTATTTAATTAAGTCTTTTTCGGCGGATTTTGGAGAATTAACTGAAATGTCTATCAATATGGTAAGTTATTATCCATATTATGAAAACTTGCCGTGGGTTTATGTGGATGTACAAGAGTTGGTGTTTGTATCAGGTGCGGAAGTAACTGGCACAAATTTGAATATTACAAATACGGAGAAATCTTCTGTGCAAGGTGTAAAATTGATTTTGGAGGGATAAGATGCCAAATATTTCAACAATTACAGTTAACGGGACGAATTATGATGTCGCAGATTCTGTTGCGCGGAATATTGTTAATAACACCGCTGATTATGTCGTAGACAAAAATAGTTCTGTGGTGGGGAATACAACTTGGTTTTATAGAAAATGGAACAGTGGTACTGCGGAATGTTGGTGTCAATATACTTTTTCGGCTACCGCTAATAACGCATGGGGTTCTTTGTTTGATAGTGAAGCAATATCCCTTCCTGCATTTCCTTTTACTTTTGCGGAGGTTCCGCAAGTATTTCTTTCGTCCGGAAAATGTGATTATTCTATGTTAATAGAACGGGGAAGCCAGTATGGTTGGGCAACAGAAAGTAGTCCGGGTTTAATGTGGGTTATAAGGCCTGTATCAACAAACAACGGCATTTATCGTGTTAATATTTATGCAATTGGCAAAGTATAATAAAGGATGGTGATATTATGGCAACAACTTTTCCACAAAGCATACAAACTTTTCCTGATATGCTGGATATTTCAAGTGAGGACGCTGCACAAGTAGCCGCTTATCAAACAGCCGTGCAGAATGGTGACACACAAGCAGCACAAACGGCTTTGAATAATATTGCCAACGCTAATCAAAAACTTGTTACCGCAGATTTGTTGAATACCCTTTTAGATACTATGGGCGCGGTTCAAGAATATTTCTTAGAGAGATATAGCCCTGCGTATGTAGTTTCCGAGACTGAGCCAGCGGCACAACAAACAGGCGATTTTTGGTTTAAGGTGATTACATGAATAAAAGATTTATAATGCAACAAAATCCTGTTTTTACAGATGGCGGTAATGGTAGGATATACGATTTCCAAATTCGAGGTAATAGTATAAATAATGGTTTGCCTTATCCCGATAGTGCGGCACCTATTATCAATTCTGGTACAAATATCAATGTGTATTTAAGAGGTAAAAATCTTATCTCTACTGAATATTTTTCTACGCCAAAAACATTTTCGGGAGTTACGGTACAGTATTTAAGTGACGAAGATTGTTTTGTATTGAACGGTGTTGCTACTGAGGGGCGAAATATTACAGACCCATTCTTCTTAGTAGGTGGAGTAAAAGGTAGAAAATTATATTTGAATGTAATATACCTTAGCGGACAGATTTCTGGCGCGAATGTTGTGGTTGGTTCTAAAGATGATATATCGGTAATTTCTTCCGATTTTATAAGCGTAGCGTTGTCGGAAACAAACACATCTAATAATGAATATTGCACACAGTCTTATCTTTCGCGTTTTTGGTTCTCTTTTTCTTCGGGCGCAACATTTACAAATTATAAATTCCGCCTTCAGCTCGAAATTAACGATAGTGGGAATACTGCTTATACTCAATATCGCAACTATAACCCAAATGGTGCACAGACCTATAAAGTGCCTATTAAAGATACATCAAACAATTCTTTGACTTTACGCCAACGCGACCAAATTCTAAAATATAACAATGAATGGCTGTTCTTGCAAAATACTGCGACAATAACCTTTAATGGGACAGAAACTTGGGAAATGGTATCTACTTCTGCGGGCAATACTTTTAAGACCAACATAGCCAACAAAAAACCGGGTTTAACTAATATTTTATGCAATTATTGGGAAATAGGCGAAAATAGCTGTTATGGCAGTGCAACAAACGGAGATATTTATATTCTATATGCCACCTTGACTTCTGTGGATGAATTTAAGGCATATTTACAAGCTTGTAGTCCTGCTTTTGAAATAGAGTATGAATTATCCAACACGGTTACTAAAACTTTATCAACCAATACTGCGAACGGGCTTGAAACAATTGCTATTATGAGGCGCGGAAATTATAATTATCTAACTGGTATTGATACTGTCGTAACAACTAATCCGGTTGTTCCATATCCACTAATTACTGGCACTTATGCGACTTACGATGATACAGAATATTTCGAAGACATTCACCTGTCTGATAAATCTACTGTATCACAATATGCGACCAAAGTCAATAGCGGAGATGTGGAAAATGCTCATACATTAGTCGCAGGACAGGATTTTGAAAACAAGCAACTTAATGCAAAGACTTTGAATTATCTTTTTGAACAAATGGATATTATTCAAAACTCTAAAGACGATACTTTTAAGCAAGATAAAATAGAAGTGGCTGATACGGCTCCTTCGGGGCTTAAAAAAGGTCAAATTTACTTTAAGACATAAAAGGAGTGAAAGGATATGGCAACAACAAAACCAATTGAAATGACTCAATATAATGGCACTGATTATGATACTCTCTTACCTTATGGCGTTGTTAAATCGGGGACTTATATTCCTACGACAAGCACAGCAGGGGTCAAAGGCGAATTGTATTTATTTACAACTGGTGATGATTATGCACTTTACCAATGCGTAGCGGCCAGTGGAAACGCTTATTTATGGAAATTGGTAGGGTCTTTATCTACAACTGCCCCTGCTAATCTTGCAAGCGCAGCCAGTGTTGGTACTGCTAATACAGCGGCACGGGCAGACCATGTTCATGCACTGCCTACGCTTACTCAACTGGGCGCGCAAGGTAAGATTAGATATGGAACATCTTTGGCTGGTGTTACTGGTAGCGAGGGTGATATTTATATCACTATTTAAGCGGGGTGATTAAATGTTTACAAATGCTACTGTATATTCTGACACTTCTGGGTCAGATACAGTTTGTTTGGTATCGGACACCTTAGCTATTGAATGGAATTATCGCGGCGCTGATGTGACAAGTTATATTGTTAGTTATGCAGTAAAAGAAAAGGGTGAGACTTCTTTTGGCTCTTGGATAACCTTAACCAGTCAAACAGACCGATATTTAACGACACCTATACCGGACGGCGGCGGAAGTATCATCCCTTTGCCGGGTGTTGTATATAAGTTTCGTATTCAAGCGGTATATTCCGGAGAAATTTTTGATAGTGTTGAAACCAACGAAATAAAAATTGGCGGCGTATCTAATGTTTATACTGACGGGCAATGGAAACAAGGATATACATGGGTTTATACCAATGGTGCGTGGAAGATGGCGCGTCTAATCCAAGTATACCACAACGGCTCTTGGAATAATTATAGTTAAGAAAGGAGTTGGTCGAGGTTGAATATAACATTAACAAATACATCTATTACGCAAGATGTAAAAACTCTTGCTTTTGAGAAAAATAATGGCGTAGATGTTATAAATATTACTGTTGACACCGACGAAAATTGGCAATATAAAATTGATGTAAAATATCCTGATAAATGTTGCACCGGTGAAAGTCTATATAATATTATAAACCTGACAAGAAATGATAATGTATGCACCGTGACTTTAACGCAAGATATGTTGCCTTTTAATGGTAAATATACCATGCAATTAAGGGGCATAAATGGCGATAAAGTTTACCATAGTGAAACTTTTGATTGTTGGGTTAAATATAGTATTGACCCAGCGCAAGCATATGACCCTGTACCAAGTGAATTTTATCAACTTGAAAAAGAACTGTTTGAAAAAGCTGATGGAATTGTTAATGACGCGGTAGAAAAGACTGCTGAAACTTATCCGTTGCTTGAGGCTTTGGAGGCTGGCGGTGATACAAATAAATCTGTTAAAACCGTTGCCAGTAATAATACAATTGATGGCGATATTTCCGGCTCTGCTGTGTTTGGTGCAGGCAATGAGTTGACAGGCGATTATCATGATTGGAATATTGTCGGTGGCTATCAAAATCAAGTTGCTGCAAACAATACTCTCACCACGGGTGCACGTAACATCACTAAAGGTCACAACAGTACACAGAACGGTCAAGACAATGAGGCACGAACTGATAATGGGTATAACATTGGCAATAAGAATGTCACTACAGCACCGAACACACAAAATCTTGGCTCTGCTTTGCTTGCAACAGGTGAACAGCAGACAGTAGTGGGTACGACTAATGCTCCTGATGAAAATGCCGTGTTTATTGTCGGCAACGGGCAGACTGGTCGTTCTAATGCGATGAAAATAGACAAGAACGGAGAAGTTGTGATTGGTGGAGGTTATGTTACAGACTATACATATCCTGCTGTCAATACTATCATGAGTCAAAACTATGCTGGAAAACCGACTATTCACGGTAATGCAAGCGGTAAGACATTAGTTGCGACGCCAAAACTCATTTCAGCAGAGTATTCTGTCGCATTGTATTGTAATCAAGAACTGCCTCAAAACATAGCAACAACGGTGTTGTTGAAGAATGATTGGAAAGACCTTTCTCTCGAAGATACAAATAATATGTGCGTACAATTTTTCGCATATTGTGAACATGAAAAAGATGTGACTTTTGTAATAGGAGCAGTACAAGACAATACAAACTTCTGGTCTGGGTGGCGTGAATTGAATGTCGCTCAAAAGACTGTTCATTTGAAAGCTAATACTTGGACGACGGTATTCATTTTTGCGAATGGGTTTGAACACGACACTGGTTATGTAACTTTGGGTGCAACTTTTGCTGGTGCCGAAGCTAACCCTGATTATGTGTATATATGTAATGTCTCTGTTGATGAGCCTGCAGTATGGCGAAGCAGACAAGGCAATGCCGTATATGCAACTAAGACGAAACAAGATGTGTTTAATGTCGCGGACTATGGAAAAGTTAACGCTGTCAATGACCATCAATTACGAATTACGCCCGCGAACAATACAGGTGCTATTCGACCTCAATTCTTTATCACGGACGACAAAGGACAGCCATGCAAAATAAGGGCTAATACAACATACAGGCTATGTTTTGATTGCTATGGCATTGCAGTAAATAACGAAATGCGTTTTTGGATATGCGTTGACTCAAATACGACGACTAATTTTCCTTACACGCAAACAAGTCAAAAGAACGCGAATGTTGTCTATGAGGCTGAACAAAATGGTAACGGGCATTATATGATAACATTCAAGGCACCAAAAGACGGATTTGTCCGAGTCGGTTTTACAACTTACAGTACATTACAAACATTTTATATCGACAATCTTTGTCTATATCAACGAGCTAATGCGTTTCCGAAAATTTATGAATACGATACTGGTGCTGGTTCAGTAGTGTTGTACAAAGTCAATGAAATTCAGAGCTTTGGTCTTCAAGTAGGGTGGATGACAGAGAATAGTGTTTTTGGGACTGATATGACCATTGAATACATACGACCAATAAACATGAATGGATATAACTGTATATACAATGACCATGATACACCTTGTCTATGTGCAGCAATATCAGAGATTAGTCCTGATATGAAGATTGAAGAGAAAGGCATCTATGCTAATATTTGGAATTATTATTATAACTTCGCTAACAACTTAATGTCAAGCTTTAATGTATCATATCAGCGTTGGAGTACAGACAACGAAGGCCAGCCAATGACAGGAACACTACGCATTATGCAAGATTTGAAAATTGGCGATACATCTATATCAGAAGCACAATTAAAACAACTTTTAGCGCTATTAAATACAAATTCAGTCGCTGACAAAGGCAAAGAAGGCACAACGGATGACGTTTTTGATGTATCTGAAACATGATAAGGAAGTGAATAAATGGCTCATATAATTAGAGCCGCTGACGGCTCTGCGGCATTTGTGAAAGCAGATACACAGAACACATATATCCCTGTATCCGTCGGCGCGCCTACTGCGGAGAGCCATGCCGTTACCAAAGAATATAGCGATGGCAAGACCAATGCATTGCAAGCATCGACTATTCTCAAATCTGGTGGCAAGATGACCGGTAAACTCAAAATTACTGCTACGCCGACTGAGGCTAATGATGTAGTAGACAAGGAATATGTAGATGCCATTATTCCCGCCTATACAACCGCCGATAACGGCAAGGTGCTGGGCGTTGTTGATGGCGTATTGGCTTGGGTTTACAAAAGCATAAAGAAAGGATTGATTATACATGGCGAATTTTTGTGGCGGAATTTCTCTTGATAAAAACACACTAAAAGTTATTAACGGTATTATCTGTGACGCAGGTGCCACTACTGTTGATAAATCCAAAGCTGTTTCTACTTGTGGACAACTTTGGGACGGTGCTTTGTTTACTACGGACACCGTTGAAGGGCATAAAGTTGTTACTCTGCATAACAGCGAGGGCGAAGAAGTAGGTACTCCTGCGCTTACTCACGGGAATTGTGGTGTCGGTTTGGATGGTCGTTTCTTCCATGTTATGAACGGAGAAGTGGTACTGCAAGACGGTTTTCTACTAACAGTTATCACAAACCCCTCTACTGCGACTATTAAAGTTATGGATGTAGATAGCGAGGAAGTTGCACCTGTCGCAGGTAAGACTAATGTATTCCTGCTTGCGGGGCTTGGTGGCTCTTATAGTGTAACCGTTGAAAAGACTGGTTATACTGTCAAGTCTCAAACTATTGTAAATAACAAAGACCAAACCATTACCATTACACTGGAAGAAAATCCTCAGGGCTAAACTATCCACGGCTTAATTCACTGGATGGATAAATTAAATAGGGTTGTTGTAGGCAATTACGCTTACAGCAACCCTATTTTTTTACTTCTTAGAATGAGTTAATCAAGGCCACAATCATACTCCAATCATTGACAGAACACAATTCTTTAATACTTGCGTTCCAAGGCTGGGCGTATAGGATTTTGTGTGGACAACGGCTTGTGATAAGATTATGGTAATTATCATCAATCATAAAATCGCCTATAATTGTTGACTTATCATGAGCAACAATTACATTCTTTTCTTTCAATACTGGATAAAAAGCCTTTAGCACATTTCTGATTTTCAGCCCCAATGTGTCAGTAAAGAAACTGGCGGTAACAAGATACACTTTGTTTTTAGCCTTTACAAGGCTTTCTACGGCCTTTACAGCTTCTGGCAATACTTGTACCTCATCCCAAAACTTTTTGTCTTTAAGGGGCTTCCACGGGTCAGCAAATGTGTCTATAAACCAATCCCAATAGGTGATATTTTCGACAGTGTAATTCGTATGATGTTCTTTGTTGAGATATTTGAGCAACACTTCTGCAAAATTAGTAATGGTACTATCAATATCAATTAGTATTGTCATGGTCTGCTCCTTTCAAATCTTTGAGCAAAGAACGGCACAGCTTTACAACATCTTTGTCGCTTGCTACTAAAGAGCCATCCAAGTACATATTATACTCGCCATTCGGTTGCTTTTTAATTTCGCAGATTTCATATATCATACACCGGTGCTCCCAAAGCCATTACCGCCGCGTTCAGTTTCGTCAAGGGTGTCAACCTCTTCAAAATCCACAGGGTAATACCGGCGAAGGGCAATCTGTGCAATCTTATCGCCGTGTTTTACCTCAAAAGACTGCGTTGAACCATTATGGAGCAGAACACACGCAGTACCACGATAATCTTCGTCAAGTACACCACCAATAGGATAAATGCCCTTACTTGCAAGTCCACTACGCTGAAGAATTTGCAGCATATAGCCATCCGGCGGCTGAAAAGCAAGCTCAATACTGATTTTAGCCGTTTCTTGTGGCAAAATAGACACTTTTCCCTTGTTGGGTATATCAGCATATACATCAAAACAACACGCCTTATTTGACCCATAGGTGGGCATTTTAGCAGTATCTGACATTCTCTTTACTTTTAATTGCATATTAAGGCTCCTTTACTTGGATAGTTTTATTGTAACCGCATGGATAAAATTCTGTGCACAGACCGTTGCGATATTCGCACAGGGGCACAAGCAATTCTTTGAATTCAGGATTGACTTTGATTACTTCGGTACAAATCATTTTAACCAATTCTCTTGTTTCTTTTGACGCTTGGTTGCAAAGCCGCTTATGAGCAACTGTAATTAATTCTTCAGCGTTCATATACCAGCACATGGTTACAGGGCTATCTTGTGGTGCTTCTCCGCGCTTATACTTAGTTTGTCTGTCGTCACGCTGCGTAGAGACAAAAGGTATGGCATGAACATGACGGCATAGGTGCACCGATATCCAATAAGGAATATCTATTAGCTTAAAGCAGAATTGTAATGTACGAATAGGAGAATGATTGGCTTTAAGTAATTTTACTTTCCACTTTTCTGTAGGCGGCTTTTCGGTATCTTTAGAAATAGTAGTAAAAGTGCACCGTTTACATAGCATCCAATCATCTTCAGTTGGGTGCTTTAGAATTTCTACTTTCACAGGCTATACGCGTCCTCCGGCACAATGATAATATCAATTAGACAACCGCTTTCGTCATAACAGTGTGTTACTTCTGTGACAATAAAGGCGTTTTCAATATTGGGCAACCATACCTTCTCATACTTTTTGGGCAGATACAGAGGTGGCGCGTCTGTATGGGGTAGTGGAGTATTGGAAGCGCCCATGATAAAAATTGCTGTTTCCGTTTCGCTTTCAAAAAATCTTACTTGTGTTGTCATTTTCTTTCTCCTTATAATACAACCCACAATGACACCATCCTGTGGTCTGTTCTCTAAATTCTTTACACATACATTTTGTGTCTTCATTTTTAACGAGACGGCATGGACAGTAGCATTGGTTTTCTTTGAGTTTTTCTCTGAATTGTTTTACAAATTCTTTATCTGGGTTTAATTTAATCAACAAATCACCTCCGCATATTGATTTTTACTGGCTAATTTTATTCCTAAAATATTGTTATAATATCCCGTATCATTAGGAATGTATCGGCCGAATTTAATAATAATATTTGATAATGTTGTTAGTTGTTTGATTTGTTCTTTAATTTCAATATGATTATATCCTGTGTAAATTACAAAAGTAGCATTACAGCGCTGTGAGCGGAAAAATTTTATCAATCCAAATAATTCATCAAATTGCAAAAAAGGTTCTAAACCACCAACAACAATTGCTTTTGTAATATTATTACTTATAAAACCCTTATACAATGATTGATAAGTGTATTTTTTAGTTGCCTGAGTGACAAGCCCGTGATTTTGACACACGGACTTGTCAATCTTAGCCTCTACACAACATTTCCAATCACAAATAGCGGTTACTAAAAACATTGACGGTTTTTTATAATTACAAAAATCTTCCATAACAACAGCTTTAAGTGCGATTGAAGAACACATTACATAATACCATCTTTACTTAAAACATCATACCATTTACGGTTATTAAATTCTTTTTTGCGAATTTTCTGATACCCTGATACAGGGGTATAAAATCCTACTACTCTTGCATACTGGTCTGCGATAGGCTCGCCACACTGCGGACATTGAGTTGTTCCGATAAAGGCGTGTTTATCTTTGCACACATTAATTTTAGTTGTGAATGCGAAATAAATTACACCTTGACTTGCGACATAATTGAGCATATTCCAAGCTGTTTCTTCGTTTGGGAATCTGTTTTCAATATCAATGTGGGCAATACAACCGCCTCCACATTTAATATCAAAGATATGCCCAAGACGGCATTTCTCTTGAATTGTGCATTTTTCTGTAAGTGGTATCCATTGATTAGAATAGATAAAGTATTTATTTTGTTCATAAAGCAAGTTATCTGCCGTGCAAATAACCCCAGCCGCATTTTCTGCCGGGATAGCTTCTACATTGATACTAAAATCGCAATCAAAATTATCCTTGATATCATTGATATTATCCAAAATCTGTGAAGCAAATTCAATTCCATCATCTGTATAAGATTTATTCCCAAATTCGTCGGTTGAAATAAAGCCAAACAAATCCATTACTTCATATAAACCGACAATGCCACAAGTGCAAAATTGCTTATCTAATTCTACTGCGCCATTTTGATAATTAGGAAGTAGTCCTTTTTCAATATTTCGCTTTAGAATATGTCTCATAGAATACAAAGCCTTACAATTAAGCATAACCCTGTCACGCAGAATATCAATATACTTCTTTCGGTTCATTTTGCTTTCATAAGCAATACGAACAAGATTAACGGTACTTACTCTACAAGAACCTACTGAAAGCGCCGTACCACCAATGCTATTGATAAAAGCATTTAATTTGGTGGTGTCACTGAGCAAACGGCAATTATGGGTAAGAATACCATTAGCTAACATAAACACGGGTTCAACATTGTCTATCACTTCAAGACAATAACTTGTAGTAGACGTATTTGGCAAGCGGTTTATGTTCTTAATACGAACCCAAAAGAAGTTATCATCAATTTTATAAACATTTTTGTGTTGTGTTCTGCTGTTTGGTTTGTACCATCTGATAGTATAACATATATTATTGCCAAGCCTATTTTCTCGTGTATCGGTTCCCACAGATGCTACGATACCCATAGATGCTAACATAGTGACCAATGAATCTTTCAATTCAGAGGAGCTTGTATAAATTCTATTATTATTGCCTCCGTCTGTGGTGTATAGACCATCAAGAATACCTTGTCTAAATTCCATAGAACAATTTATTGCTTTGTAATTGATTGATTTGTTTAATGCATTATCGCCATTAACAAATTGTGTGATTAAACCTCTAAGATATGGTGAATTGACGTTTACATTTACGCACTTTGCATCGCCAGTCAAGGCACTTGTACAGTTGTTTTCGATGATTTTTGCACCAAATTTAGGAATGCAGTAGTCGTGTAAGAATTTAATGTCATCTTTGTCTGTCTCCTTGTTTAAGCTAAATGTGACTTCAGACGAATTTCTGTAACTACCGTCCCCAAGGAACATACCAACGAGTTTACCATCTTCGTAGTTCATGTTATCAGTACCAACAAACGAGTGAATTGAATAAGGCAAATAATCATTTGTTGTTAAGTCTTTTGTTTCAATGTAATCCTTACCATATACTTTGTTCAAATGGTTTGCTGTTGTCTTAATCTTTGCACCATTAACAAGTTCAATCTCATAGTCAGCAGGAATATCAAATTTATTGATTTTACATTGAATTTGTTTCCCCTGACTCAAGACTTTAATTGTTTTTGTATCATCCCTATGATAGTTGTGATACACTTCTTTAATAGGGGATACTTTATATTCTTGATAGTAATCGCTCCAATAAATGATATTTGTATCGCCACTAATCGGACAGTTACTCAAAACGCCCACATTATCACTTACAAAGAAGTTACTATCTGACCATGTAATGTTATGTTTACTACACCAACGCGCAAAATCTTCATCCACAAATTTTTGGTCTTTATATAGCAAAGAATAAGTAAGAACCGGATAAGTAAACATTTGTTCATTTCTAATGTCACTAACCACTTCCATAAAGACTTTTTGAAAATCAATAATTTCCTCAATGTTATCAATAGCAAAAGAACCGTCGGGAAATTCTACGCCACCAAAAAGCGACTCTAAATAAGGTCGGTCAAAAATTGAAACATTAGTAAAAGCGCATTGGTCTATACGAAGAAACGGCTGATTAAGGCGATAAATAAACTTTTGGAAATTCTGTTTCATATAAGTAGATGGGTCTTTCAAAAAATATCCTTGTTCTACATCATGTTTCCAAAAATAATATGCCCAAATTAACACATTGGGAAGTCCTACTGCTCCTGATTGACGATTAGAAAGAAAGGAAACAAATTCAATTACATCATCAAAATAAGTAGTTAAATGCTTAGGGGCTTGATTGTTATATCCCTCGATAAAAAATAAACCTTCTGTAGCTAAACGCGTTAAATCATTTGCCCAGCAATAAGGGAAATAACTTGCAGTGGTACTATCATTAAGATAAAAACCTTTACTAAATTCCTGCTCTAACCATTGTTTGGCTGTCCTAAGTCCCCATTTCTTTTTAATTTCAAGAAAAATTTTATTAAGCGCAAATAATTTATCTTCGCTCTTACCTTTTTCTGTCATAAAAGACCTAATATCTTTGTGTCTGGCATTAGCATTAGGGTCAATAGTTGCGTCAGCCATTGTATCTTGTGTCACAAACTTATCAAGAAATTCAGAAAAATCCAACTGAGTAGGATGCACTCCATTGATATATTCAAAATCCTCTCCGTATTTTTTCTTCAAATCTTCAAGACAGCGTTCAAAATCTTTTGTCAGTTTTAGAGTGATTTCCATAGTTATCCTTTCTGTGTATAGTTTTCTATAAATTTTACAGCGTCTGCAAAATTGAGCATTTCCCCGTCTATTTCAAGCACAGGAGTGAAATCAATTCCCTTTTTTAGCATGATTTCGATATCGTCCACTAAATTAAAAGCAATTTTATGTTGAGTTAATTTTTTGTATAAAACTTCACACTTGGGGCAATGATTAGAATACAAAATAATATCCATCTCTTGCCCTCACATTTCTTCAGCATCAAGCCGCACAATCTTTTCACCATATACACATTCCTTAACAGAATAAGTATCATAACTGCACGGTTTCATAGCCTCGTCAATAGCCTCAACCCAATTATCACTTCTATACAAATAATTAGCTGCCTTACTCATAATCTCATCAATGTCCATATCATCCTCAATTGTTAGAGTATGGTAGCGCTCAATTGTCTCGGTGATTTCGTATGTTTTCAAATTATTTCCTCCTTCAACAAATCTTTAAGCCAAGTATCGCGTGTTTTGTTCTCTTCAACTTCCAAAGCCGAATTGATAACATCAACATCTCCTATCTCAATAAGTTTTTCCTGCGCCCTTGACAACCCCACATACAATAAATTCCGACTAAGCATAGTTTTATGGGATTTGTCTATAAGAACGATAACAGCTTTGGCTTGTGCACCCTGCACTTTGTGAATTGATAGTGCATATCCAAGTAAAAGATTTTTGATATTTTTGCTATCAATAATTCCTAAGCCATTATCAAATTCTACCAGCATTTTAGGCTTTTCGCCCTCAAATATTTCTCGCACATAACCTATATCCCCGTTCATAACCGGAATAGTAAAAGGTCGGCCAAATTCGTCTGTGTACATGTATTCGCCGTTTTCGTCTATTTCAGCACTGGGCATATGATAATCATTTGTTGTATTTACAACTTTATCGCCAACTTTGAACATTATTTTTTGATGGTCGCGCTCATAAACAAAATCAGTATCTTTATGCAGGTTATATCGGTTCTGTATGGCTTCATTAAGAACATAAGTGCCGACTTTGGTTTTGTTGTAAGGGCATAACATCATAATGTTTGCTTTATCATAGCCTTGTTGCAATAGGCTCTCATACGCGTTTAACGCTTGTTCTACGGCGTTTTTGTTGCAGGGCATATAAGTATAGTCGGCGAAGTCATAAGGCGGCTTAAACGGCGTTCCAGACCTTGTATCTGTTGAAATAGTGGCTATACCACCTATGCCATATCGAAAAACTTTTGTTAGAGTCGCCGTTGGTACAATTCCCGTATCAATAATATCTTGCACAATGTTGCCGCAGGAAATTGATGCAAGTTGTGCGGGGTCACAGATAAATATGATTTTGGTATGTTTGGTAAGTTTTGAGAAAAGCAATGACAACAAATGCACAGACACCATCGAACATTCTTCAATCAAGAGGAAGTCTCCAATTTCCATTTCTGAAGATAAGAAACGATGAATAGTTGTTGCCCTACGTCCTGTCGTTTCTGAAATACGTTTAGCACTAATCCCCGTGGGAGCAACGATTGTGTAAGATTTGTTGCTTGCTTCCAGCATGTGAATGAGTGCTTTCATACTTGAAGTTTTACCAGTTCCGGCGCTTCCTGTCAACATCATAATGCTTTGCTCACAAGCCAACCGCAAAATCTTTGTCTGTTCTTCAGTACATTCAAACCCGTCAACTGTCTTAAACTGCTCCCAATCCATAGGCGTTGGTTCAGGGTCTTTTACTCTTTGACAAATTTCTTTTGCAATAACTTGTTCCGCCTCGTAAGTTTCTGTTAATGCTGCATACTTAGTGTTCGGGTCATAATAAATCCTATCACTATGAGTAACTGCGTCCACAATTTTGTCCATGGTTTCGGGGACTAAATCTCTCACAAACTTAGAAAGCACATTTGCATTTATGCGTGTATCGCCCTCCTCTTCGTTCTGTTTTAGGATAGAAATACACGCATATTCACAGCGCTGTACAGTATCAATCCATTCGGGTTTATGGGCTAAAATTAGTTTATCGCCACGGCTAAAAGGATATTCCAAATGCTTGCAAATGACTTCATAAGGATTTGACTCAAAAGCCATTTTCAAATCATTAGCATTGGAATAATACATCATGATTTTTTCAATATCTTCCAGGCTGTCAATACCATATGTTGACGCAACTGGTAACAGCATAAGTTTATTTCTTTCAGCCGATAACTTTTCAATATACTTACTCAAATAAACAGCGCCGACATTCTTGATTTTGTTATAATCAATTTCTGTGTCTTTACCGTCCATGACAAGCTGAATAAAATTAGGATATGCTGTATTTACATTCTTAGCCTGCCCTTTTGTCATAAACCTGCACAAAATACTGTATTCTTGTGACGGCTCTATATTGATTTTGTTGTCATTTACAACCATGCCCGCCGTTCCGACAAGATTGTAACTGGCCTCATATCGCGAAGATGTATCGGGCTTAATTGTAACAGTGATTTCTTCATTTAATGCCAAGTCGGCTATATTATTGCCGCTGATAGTGAAATTACCGTAACTGTTTAGCTCCATATCTTCAGGTATTTCGCCAACCGGTTCACAGCTTACAACCCGAAACTCTGATTGCCAATTCCAAAAGACTTGTCGAAACGGCACACAAGTAACAACCAAAAGGCCATCCCTCCTTTCATCTTGTATTATACTCTTACTTATTTCAGTTGTCAATACCTTTAGCAAAGAAAAATATCATTTTCTGCGCCGGGAATTAAATAACCTTCTTCGTCAATATCATATTCTTTACCATTCTCTTCAAGAATTTGCAGCAATTCATCGCCCAAGAAAACATAATCGTCTTCATAACAGTTTTCTAAGACGAACATTAACTGCCATTTTTCTATGCCTGTCAATCTTCTTCATCCTCTCCGTATCTGCTTGATTGGATTTGTGCAGAGCCATCCTCATTGACTTTCCAAATGCGCTGTAACTGGTGGTTAAAAATACTGGACTTGTATTTCTTAGCCACAAAATCACTTTGGCCGCGCCTATAGCCAGCTACAATCAACAGTGAACCTCTATCCAGCCAAGAGGGGTCAAGCACATTCTTTTTGCCATTGACTGTTTCGCTCATAGTTTGCTTATACCAAGCAAAAACCCCTTGCTGTAATTTAACAGACACAACTTCATTGTCAACCGTTAAAATGCTAAGAATATGGTTATTATCGTTTCTTGCTATAAGCGTCCCACAGATAGCGCTAATTTCGTACTGTTTCCAACTTCTGTTGCCCCAAGTCTTATCTGTAAACACCGGTTCTTCGGGCAAATCGGAAAAATGAGAAATATTGTACTGCTCTAAGTCCAAATTAGCCAATTCATGGTTTTGTGAATAGAAAGACAGTGCTTGGAAAGACCAGTGTTCAGGGCTTTCGTTACCATCAATAAACTCCATATACTTATTTTTCATTAAGGCAGTAGAATATTCGTTCAAAAAAGTAGGTTCATTGATATATTTTAATATGGACTTTTTGCTCTCTTCGACAACTTTTTCAAGGGACTTATCAACCACAACAGTATATTCGTCCGCTTGCCAATAATCAACGCCTTCAGTCAGTTTATCTTTGCAGTTGTTATTGAAATACTTTAGCGCCCTGTTATCCAACCAATAAATCTTTTTAGATTTGAATTTTGGGTGATTACCATAAAGAAACTGCTTGCCGGTTGCATACTTATAGAAGTTATAAGGAGCAATAATTTCTTTTGGAATACGAGCGCCACTTGCTTTAATTGCGGGCAGGTTTGCCATAGTTAAGGCTGTTACTTTCGGTGTGGAAAGCATAATGTAATATTTCATTACCTTAACCCTATCGGCACAAAAACAATCAAAGCAGCCGCCCTTGATAAGCTGACGGAATTTAGACGGTGTAACAAGGGTGTTGGGTTGAGAATTTTTTTGGTAGAAATCTTTGAATGAGGTGTAGGGGCGATTGGTGATGATTTGCTGGGCAATGGAGGAATTGATACCGGAAATTGCGGCGAGACCATAAAGGATTTCGTTGTCTTTTGCTTCAGGTGTAAATTCAAAATCAGACAAATTGATGTCAGGAGCTTTAATGTTCACACCAAATTTTTTCATTTTATAAACGGCTTTGGCTATTTCGCCATAATCCACACTGTTCGCCCCTGACCCATTTTCATCTGGCGTAGCTTCGACTGCCAAACAACCAACATTCCAGTAAACAGGATTATAATGATAAAAAATGTTTAATTCTTGTAAAGCAATAATGCTGTAAACATAGCTATGTAACTGGCTGAAGGAATATCCCATACTTGCCGCGAATACTACATTCCAGATATAGTCAAGAAAAACTTGGCGCGTACCTATTTTTTCCCCGTGCTCATAAAATTGTTGCCTTGCTTCTTCTTGTAATTGAGCATCCTTACGGGCTATTGATTTGCGTAACTTATTTGCTTCCTTTAGAGTGTAGCCAGCAGTTTTATCGCTCATCGAAAGTCGCATTACTTTCTCTTGTGAGTCAGCCATTCCATAAGCATCTGCAAGATATTCCCACAAAACATTTTGTTCTTCTGCGTTTAATCCGAAATCAGTCGTATCCTTTAGCCAAGCATTTTTTGACTCTTTGTAGCGAATATATCGTTCAATGGGTGTTTCGTCCGCATTGTCGGGCATGAGGCGAAGTAAAGAATTTGTGGCAGACAAATCCATTACTGATTTGGGATGCGTAGCAGAAAGAGCCTTAACAGAAACGGGGGTGTCAAATTCAAAGCAAGAATACATTTTAGAAATACTGTCCCACATTTCGGGTGTATCATAATCAAGCACATCGGGATGGAAATATTTATTATAAGTTGCCCTAACACTTCCTTGCCACTTTATAACCCCATCTTTCAACATTGTGTCCATAGCCTTGTGTTCTTTTTGAAGAGCACTTATTGTCAACAAATCAAATTTGGTGAGAGAAACAGCTTCAGAGTCCCACAAGTCGTAGGCTGTACACATCGCCTCATTGGGCGCTCTCATTGCCCCAAGATAGTTTGTATAAGGTTCGTTGGAAATAACAACCCCAGCCGCATGAAGAGACCTATTTACAACTACGCCTTCAATACCAATTGAGCAATCAATCAGATTGGGGTATTTTTTCATTTCATTAACTAATGTTGTCAATGGTTTAATTCCGTCTTTTTCATTGCCCCGAATACAATCTTTAAGATTGGCTATATTACCTCTGTTGACAGGAATTAAAGATTTAAGATAACCAGCTATGTCGTCGCCAATGCCCAACCCTTTGCAGGCTCTTTCGATGGCGGTTTTAGAAGATATTATAGTAAATGTTGCAACATTTAATACTTTATCTTTGCCGAAATAGTCTTTAACAGCTTGAATAATAGCATACTTTTTACAAGGCTCTGAGTCTGTGTCAATCAATAAATACCGTCAGTTATGATTTCCTGATACTTTAACACTCATTTAAGAGTCGGTTTAGACTATATCTTCATCTTATAATAATAAGAGGACGGTGCTGGACAGGGGGATTTTCGCCCGATGCCACCTAGTCGTTGCAGATTTCTTTATCCATTTGTTTTGTCCAAACATTAAGAGTATAATTCTTTGTCTTTCTGTATTTAATCAAACTTGTATATGAAATACAAAGGTTATATTTTTGAAGAAAGTTATAGAGTTCTGTACCTCCCGCTAAAATCGGCGATATTACTTCTCCATCTCTTAATACTTGATAATGTTTGTAATTGCGCAAAGCACTTATACCGCTATCGATATAACTTTGATGAATGTTTTCTTCTTGCGTAATCCATTTAAGATTAGTATAATGATTATTGTTAATATCAGCATCTTTATGCCCAGCGACTGCTCCTTCAAACCAGCCATCTACGAAATGCAAAGCAACTAATCTGTGAATTAAACAATGTTTATATACTCCATCATTTCTTTTTAGAGTAATACACCAATATGCACTCGTGCCGCCACGATAAGGGGATAGTTTTCTCCATTTTCTAGTTATACGCTTAGACATAACCGTGCCATTATCTCCAATAACATAATCATTATAGTTTCTAATAGCAACAAATCGTTCGCCGTCAATTGTAAATAAAATTTCCATTATTTCACCACCCGTCTATTGCGTTTTCTTAAAATTTTTAAATTTGGATAAAGACTTTCCACAGTATTGCCATGCCAACCAACTCAGCAAGAAGGCAAGGTTTTCACTGTTAGCAAGGAGTTACCCTCACACCCTACATTTGTAGGTTCGCCGTCTATTTTACTATACGTCACCGCATAGGCAGACTATGTTGTTAATCTGCAATTTCAGCTCCACGTTCAAGAGCAACATGCCGCCAATAAGGGAAATAATTCCCAAGAGGTACGGGGTCTACTTGCGTAATATCAAGTAAATAACAAGTTAAAAAACCAGCACTGGAACCACGCCCCGCACCAACAAAACTACCAGTGTCCCACATAATATCAATTAGTTTTGACATGGTAGAATAATAGGAAACCATTGAATTGTTAAGGGCTTCACTGATTTTTCTTAATTCGTTCCATTCTGTGTCAAGCCGAGCAATATAATCTTCAAGATTTTTATTTTTAGATGCAATTTTTTGTTGCAAGCCTTGCTCGATTTGATAAAAGAAATATTGTTCATGAATATTATCCGTTTGGCTGTAGTAAGCAAAATTGGGATATTTTTTATACCACTCTTCAAAACTATGTTTAATTTCAAATTGCGGAATTTTTTCTATTGGTAATTGTGGAATAATAGGATTATGAAAAATATCATAGCCCTTAATTCTTACAGGAATTTCATTGCTCCAAGCAATAATTTGATTGATTTGGTCTTGCGTATAGCAATATTGCAAATAATATGTTAATTCGTCTACACTCATTAAATAAGCAGTAGCATAAAAATCATCAACTTCTCTATCTCCATTTTGAGACTGTAAAAAAACTTTATGAATAAGTGCATCTTCTTTGCGAAGATAGTGTGTGTCTGTGCTTGGAATGATAGGAATATGTGTAAGTTCATGTAATTGCCACATGAGTTTATTAACAATTGCTTGTTCACAATCTTTATCTTTTGGTGGTTGCACTTCAAGATAAAAGTTGCCCTCGCCAAAAATATCAATTAGTTTATTAACTTCGTTTTTGGCTTCTTTAATTTTCCCATTTAACAATAAATGGTCAATACGACTTCCTAAACAAGCGCTACTTGCAATAACATGACCTTGATTTGATTTAACGATTTCAGTTAAATCATTATACAGAGTCGGTCTGCGCCATACCCCCTTTATAAAACCGCGTTGCCACGCCTTAGTGGAAATTTGACAAATTTGATGATAACCCTCTGTGTCGAGAGCCATTAAAACAAAATGATAATATGGCGTTTTGCTTTCAGACACACCGTCACGATTGTTATTGTATTCTTCTTCTGTAATCAAATAACATTCGTTTCCTAAGCCAAGAGCAAAAGGTCTATCTTTGTCCATATTGTTATAATAATTCAAACACTTGACATAAGAACTAATACACTCATGGTTGGTAATTGCAAGCCCATTTAACCCTAAATTATACGCTTTTTGAATTACATCCTCAGGACTACAAATAACATCGGGGAAGCCAAGACTTGCATTTGAGTAAAAATCGTGGTTATGGATGTTAAAGAAACTCATTAAATCACCCCATTACTTACTTGATACAATCCTTCATATCCTTTAACATCTTTCCAAATCTCTTCCATTCAATCCTTACCTTTCTCAACTTACTCTATCCCATACCCACCTCTTACAACAAACAACTTTTCAATCTTTGTTTCTCTTCTGTGATTTCTCATACTTTATTTTATCCTTTTTATACTTCCACATTTCCCATCTAACCCTCCACACCACCTTTTTTCTCTGCCATTTACTTAAATGTAATTCATCAAATAACTCACGCATAAGGTCTGCTGCGTTAGGCAAAGCCGATTTACTCATTCTTATTCCTCCGAATTAAGCCATTTTGAAATTATTTCGATATTAGACACTTCATGGCACGGTACACCGTTACAATTTCCATTATGAAACTTGCAATAGTCGCAAGGGTCGCTTGAAATTCCATTATATATAGCCGTTGCCATTTCCTCCACACTCATTACCTTTATACGCTCATAGTTTGTCATATCCAACCACTCCTTTCAAATCTTATACTTATCTTACCACAACAAAAAGAGGTTGTCAAGTATTTTTTTGAAAAAATTACTCAACAACCTCCTTGTTATTTTAGATTTTCTAAATAAGCGCCCCATTGGTCTGCCATAGCTTGAGCGATACCTGGAAATGTCTTGCTCCTAAATTTTGAACGTTCTGAATAATTACTAATACAACTACTATCCCAAAACCATTTGTCCCATTTTCGACCAGTCCCGGACACATGGAACTCTTCTTCTACAATATTCGTTGGACTTAATTTTGGAAGTCCTGTTAGCCACAAACCAGTTTTTTTACTAACTCCATGCCCAAATTGCATTGGTTGAATGTATTGAGTAGCTTTTTTATATCGGCTCGTCATTATACCAATAGGGTTTTCTATAGCAATATGAGAACATTTAGCATTGACAAATTGCATGAAAAATTCAACAGCTTTTTCTCTTTCTTTTTGACGAGCAATTGCCTTTTCTCCATATTTTTCAACATTACAATGCTGTTGCCCGCTCATACATAAATAAGTGCAAGGCGGATGACAAATCAGTAAATCCCATTCTCCCTTAATAACATGATGCTCCCCATCAACTGTATCAAATTCACAATCTCCATTTATCAATGGTAATACATCTTGCTGAATATGATATTCAGGATGCCCACCACTACAAGGTTCAATATCACAACTATAGGCTTCCCAGCCTCTTTCTCTAAAAGCCATACAAACACGCTGAGATTCTTCACAGCAAACAAGTAGTTTCATTCTACAACCTCTCTATTCTCATATAATTTTTCCCATTGTTCTACAGTTCCGTCAAAAGGGCTACATTTATACCAGTTCTCTAACCCAATATTGTTATATACAACCTCAACCGTACAGCGCCCCTTAAACAACTTAGAAAGCCCAAAAATCTTCTTTTCAAACTCATAGTATTCTTTATCACCCACAGTATGAAAATCGCTGTCTAAGGCCAATACAACACGATTTACGCCCATTCTGAGCAGTTGTAATGCCCTGCGGCTACCAATATTACTTCCGTACAGCGCCAACACATTGCTTTCAGCGCCCCACCAAGAATCAGCCCGCAAAACCCCTTTCTCTCCTTCAACCAATATTACCGTTCCACTTTCTTCTATTTTGGGCTTATTATAATTTATCCCATAAAACACATTGTTTGTAGGAAAAGCATAACTTGTGCCGTCTAAAAGCGTCAAAGGGATGTATTTAGCTTGCTCTATTCTTTGGGGATTAAAATTCCTACATCGAACACCAATTAGTTCCCCATTCTCATTTCGGCAGGGAATAAGCACTTGATTTGTTCGTTCATAATACTTTAAGCCGTACTTTATTGCGGTTTCAACGGAAATACCCTCGTTAAGCCACTCTTTTGGAAGAAAATCTGGAAAGTCACTAAGAAAACCATCATCAAAAGTTTTCAAAATACTTTCGCCATTTCGTATCCGCACATATTTTTCTAAACCGCTTTGCCAATCACAAATGCTTGGTTTGCTAACTCGCTGTATTTCTGTTGTTTGTCTACCTGTGACGGATAGGATATAATTAACCCCATCCCAAAACGAGCAAGATTGGTTTAATAACAACAGTCGGGCTTGAACCAATCCTATAATATCATAAGCCCTTGACGCAGTATAGCCAAAGTAGGTTTTTGTCTGCTTATAGAAATACAGTTTTGGCGAACCATCTAAAGCGTTTTTGTTTTTATCGCCTGTATAATATATAATTTGCGTTGCGTTTTCGGAATAGACTGGAATATCCAGAGACTTGCAAATCAATTTATGTTCGTCAATAGAAAGGGCTGATTTAAGCAGTTTTGTGTTAATTTCTTGCATATAAATCAGCCCTTTCTATTCTTTAATCACCGTCTTTTGATTTAACACTTACATTCTATCACTCGTTTTCGGGTTTGTCAACAGTTTTTTCTTTTGTCTTAATTCTTTCTCTTTATATTTGGCTCTATATTCGTCCCGTTTATCCTCGTCTCCATCATTCCACCATTTAACATTGATATAATCTAACACCTTAGCCATACCAAGTCCTTTATCCGGAATCCACATACCGAAATCATCATATTTACCGCCACGCATACAATAATCATAGATGGATGGATGAGTAATTGCCATCTGTTGGAAACGGTTGGGTTCTTTTTCTAAATGACAACCATAAGCACAAAATGTGCATCCTGTACGTTGATATTTTGTGAAAGAAAGAGTGTTGTTGATTTCTTTGAGTTTGCCGTAAACCGAAGCACAAGGAATGTTGTATTTTTGAATATAATGCAAAATATCTTGCTCGCTCCAAAAAGCTATGGGAGTGGATATTGGTTCTATCAAGTCAAAAGCGTTACAACCCGTTTGAAGCCATTGCGTTTTTCTTCTAAGTGATTCTTCGGTGAGTATCCCTACAAAGGGTTTTTTGCCTGTTTCTTTATAATATTTTTTAAGCGGTTTTTTCTTCATAACATCCCAACATGACGCACTAATTCTAAAATCCGCTTTTAACAGAAACTCCCATTTTTTACTGTTGAATAACGAAGGCATTCCTTTTTTTGTCATGTTAATTCCATGCAAAGATTTCCAACGTCTATTCCCCGGTTTTGCACCATGAACATCATCACTTACGCTTTTGCTTATAATGGGATAACCATATTTTTCTAACACTTTAGAAAAATTTATTTCTGGCTTAACCCAAACAACATTGTCATACCCCTTAACAAACTCTCTTATCTCTGGAAATTCAAGACCTGTGTCACTAAATACTGCGGGCACATCAGGATATATTTTCCTTACCAAATCAAGCAATACCGTGCTGTCTTTTCCGCCTGAGAAGGAGACACATACTTGCCCCCCAAGTTTCATACCATTCAATAATACGAGCCGTACTAATCTGAATTTTTTCTTCAAGAGATTTAGACTGCAAATTTTTTAATTCTTCGGTCGTATGTGCCATAACTCACCCCAAAAATCTTTCCTTAAATTCTTTCACGCCGTCAACAAACGCCAACACATCAGCCATAGTATTATCTTCGCCAAAGCTAATTCTAACTACTTGCTCTGCATCTTTTTGAGATAGCCCGTAACCTTTTGTTAAAACTCTAAAATCGTGTCCAGCTGCACAAGCACTATCGCCAATGCCAATATAAATATCTTTGCTTGCCAAAAACTGTTGTAGACTATCTGCGTTTATTCCTTTCAATTGAATGGCGTTAATGGCATTAGTGCGTTCATTTTCGGGATTTGTAATAAAACAATAATCAATACCTGCGGATTTTAATTCACAATCTAAACCATTTACAAACCAATGCCATTTTTTTTGATTGTTCAACAAATCCGGAGTATAACAAGCCTGATTTAGCGCTTGCTCCAATGCAATAATACCTGCAACATCAATTGTGCCATGCACCAAATCAAACTGGTTCTTTTCGCTTAAAGTAGCATTCCGTTTTTTCATCAACTCATCGCAAAGCCACAAAACACCAATATGGGGGGCATGAAATTTATGCCCACTGAACCAAAGTGCTTTACAGTTGGACGGAATATTAACCTTAATCTTGCCAATCCCTGCCGTCATATCCAATGCGACAGGCTTATCAGTAGGAATATCAAATATTTCCCCTGTGAGTTGATTAACTGTTTGCTGTATCCATATTTCACTGTCACAATGTGGTCTGCACCAATAATAAACACTATCATGTTCCTTATTAGAACACTGAATGCCAGTAGACCACGAATGACCAAATATCTCTGCGCTTTCAGTGGCACAGCGTGTAAAAATCACGCCCCCTCCCTTTAAGCCAAGAAAATTCTTTATGCTTTCTCTCTGCTGATTGAGCACGTTCCTTGTGCGGTAAGCGTATTCAGCGTTGGAATTTAGAAAAGTAATATCATCCGTATAATCTTTGGCGAAAAATTTTTGCCTTGTCGTACTGGCGTTATCTAAGAATACCATTGTCCAGCCCCTCTCTCGTAAAACTATTCCATAGGCTACAATTCTCTCTTGAAAAATCTCGCTTAGGCCACACATATTCAACTATCTCTTGCAGGGCAGGTACTCTCTCTACTTTTTTGTTACAAGCAAGACGAAACGGACATTCAAAGCAAGGGCTTTCTGTTAAAGATGTAATCAGTTTATACATTCTTTTCACTCCTTAAAAATCAGTATCAATCACTGTTTTATCTACTTTTACCAATTCGTCACGCTCATTTGTAACAAAAAAATCTTTGCGCCGCATAGTTGCACGGTCAATAAAAGACCAAATCTTTAATCGCTCATCACCCTTATTTCCATAACGGGCTTTGTAGATATGCTCTACAATATTAGGCGCTTGTAGAGAACCTTCGCCAAAACCTTTTTTCTTTAAGAATGGCTCAATCTTTTTATAAGACTTTGGCTTTGCTTGTGCATTGATAACCACACTGCCACCATCAAGTTTATCCTGCATAGACTTAGCGCCGGCAAGACAAGACGCATCACAAAATTCTACTTCTTTCCAATGGTCATTAAGCTGGCTCATAGACATAAGTCCCACATTATACAATTCCGCATAAAATTTTAGGTCTTTAACAAGGCTTGCAATTGCCATATCGGGGCGCACAGAAGTGCCCATAGATTGCTTATATTCTACGCTTAAAGCCGAATTAAGTTGACAGTAATCAAACACACCATACGATGCACCATCTTGTTCTACACACTCTTTAATCTTGCGTTCAAGCCCCTTGGAGGTAAAGTCGGGCATATCAATTAACCGAATACGACTGTCCAACAGAATATCACCAGCCTTAATCACACGGGCTTTTTCTGCTTTGCTCAATTTGCCGTCAATGATTTTGCTATTCTCCACGCCACTAATTGCCGATAGAAAAATAGGATTGACATTTTCTCTTGTTAGCATTTCAGTATGAATAAAGAAAGTAGAGCCTTGATAATTAGGATTGTCAACAAAATCCTCTTGTTCTTCAGACCACAGACTTTTTGCGCCAACTGTTATCAAGTCGGACACAGCAAGTCGGGTTTTGCCAAGTCCAGCCATAGCAGACCGCAATAGCAAATGTCCTCGACACCAGCCACGGTACAGAGTTGTTTGATAAGGGCTTGCCATTAAAGCACCGAACAGAGGAGCTTTTTCAAATTCTGCAATCAAACCCTCTGTATCTTCACCAGCATACATTTCTTCACGAACATAATGAGTATCATACTTTGTGCGTAGTGCTGAGGTTTTAGACTCAAAAGCATTGATTATATCGGGCACAGAATAGTTATCAGTTTTATCAGTTTCGCCCTCATAATATTCTGTAATGTCAAAGCCTTGTGACGCTAACTCTCTTATCAAACTTAGTTTGCGCAGTTTAGAATAGTAAATCTCATAGTTTTCCAAGTTAGCCAAAGACTTAGTTACATCAACAAATTCAAGCCCTTTATTATCTTGCCAAGTTTCATACGCGGCCTTGTTGACTTTGATACAGTTATCTAATTCTACCTCGCCGATAGTTTGTGCGCCGTTCTGCGCAAGCCGTGCAATTCCTATGTACACAATTTGATGAAAGCGACAAGGTTCAAAATCTTGTTTGTTAATAGGATACTTCGGCGAAAAGCACAAGGATGGGTTAGACATTAGACAGCCCAAAACCATGCAAGCAATGTTCATATTATAAATCAAAACTCTAAGTCCTCCTGCTTTCGCCTTATTTGCTGTTGTTGTGGTTTGATTTTGTATTCTGTATCCTCGGTGACATCTTCGGCCAATTGCACATTGCGCTTTAACTCAGCCACAAAATCTTGACAGGGCTGAATATATTTCGGGAAAAATTGGCCAAGCCCATAACCACTGTTAAACTCTACGCCCTCAAATTCTACCGCATAGCGAATAATAATTAACTGTTGTTTTTGAGAAAGCCCATATTCTTTTTCGATTGCTTTAGACTGTTTGGTAATATACGGCCAGTTTGGCTCTATGTCACAAATAGATTGTATATAATCTGTTAATTGTCTTTGCGCGGGTACAGTATAGTTTTTATCATAAGTATTAAAACATTCTTCAGAACAAAAAGCAGAGGACTTGTATTTGGTCTGTTGAAACTTTGTGCCCTTCGGAATGGTACAACCGCATTGTTTACAAACCATAATACAAGTCCTTTCTACTTTATTGTTTATTCCAACTTAATCTGCTGATTGGCGGCAAAAGTAACCAGCTTGTTGTAGATGTTTTCCAACTGCGTCACATCTTCGTCCGTTGCTGCGCTTACCTTTTTGCCCGCCCCCAGTTCTTCCTCGACCACTGCTTGTACAAACTCCGGAGATTTGGTAAAAATTGCTTGCATATACGGCTTAATCATATCAATCCAGTCTTGCGCTTTAAGGCTGGTATCTTTCTTCTCCCATCCACACAAACTCGCCCCCTCGTCTTTTGCGGTTTTCTCAATGGCTGCAAAAATTGCGTCCTGCAAGTTTGCCGCATTAAAGGGGTCAATATAAGTTTGAATTGCATATCGGCTACGCCCAAAGCTAAACTTTGTTTCTTTGCAAATTGCTGTGGAAGGAATTGTCATGCCATTTTCATCAATTCCGTTCGGGCGCAAATACATACAAAAATCGCACATATCACGGACAAAACGGGTAGACGATTTTTCGTTACCACTGCCCTTTGGTTGCACAAATTCATAGTAAGTGCCGCCCTTGGTCTTTTTGGTCACTTTGTTTCCGTTCTCGTCACGCGTCTCCACTTCTTCGTGCCCAATAAAAACAACCGTATAGCCAAACTGACACAACCTGTCAATCTGTGTTTTGAAATCTTTTCGATAAATAGCCCAGCCGTTGGCTTCGCTTTTATCAATTTCGCTCAAATCTCGCACGCCAAATTCTTGGCACACAGATTTTTCAGCTTCATCCACAAGATTATCAACGGTATCAATAATTATCGTCAAAAACAAATCCTGCATGGTTTCCCATTCAAGGCGACCGTCCTTATCGTTCTTATCAGCGCGTTCTGATGTCAACTGTGAAACAATATCCTTAAAAATAGCCCACTTAGTGACAGTCTGTTTTGGGCACGCCACTGCATTGCCACCTGGTTCTGTCATTAACAGCAAAGGCTTTGGAAGTTTAGCACTTTGGAAAGTCTTGCCTGTATCATTAGAACCGTACAAATATATTTTTTGCCCTTTCAACGATTTCACTATGGGTTCAGGCTTGAGTTCTCTTAAATTGATTTTTGCCATCAAACTCACCCCACCTTAAAACGGCATATCTTCATCAAGCAGTTCATCAACAAAATCCTCGCTGGGTTTTGTCTTAGGCTTACTCATTGCGGCCTTTTTCTCTTTGAATGAAGTAGGCTTCTTGGTATCTGCCGGCTTATCCTTTAGTTCTTCAAGCATTTGTGCCCGTGCCTTAATGGCCTTTTTCATGGTCTTGGGGTTAATCCACTCGGTCTTAACTTCGACCTCATTACCATTCTCGTCCTCGGTTGTCAGCTCATCAGGCTCTTCAATAGGCTCGTCAGCACCAGTAATAATTAGCTCCTCAACATCAAAGCCGCTATTAACAGTTACAGAACTTGCCTTGCCAAACGCCTTCTTCGTGGTACTCTTGCTGCCAACATGACGCATAATACGGTCAAAATCGAAATTCACAGTCTGTTCAGTCTCATATGCGTCAGTAAAAGCGTCAGCCATATCGGCTTCAACAATCGCGTCAATCGGATAACAACGGCCACGATTATCAGCGGCGTAAAGAGTTACCAGCAGGCGGCCAGTTTCATCATCGTTACGCACTTCGGGCATAATTTTATAGATATAGCAAGTAGCATTGAGGGAACAACCATTACTGTCCGTAGTGTTATGTTCAGCGCGAGAAATACGCCAACGCAGATTAGAATAAACCTTACCATCCTTATTGTAATCGTTAATGTCAACTGTGCCTTCAAGATTGATTTCTGTCGGCGTTTCCCCATTACTACCGATTTCCGGCACCCATTCCATCATTTTCTTTGCCATACCCCACTGACGGCCTTCTGCATATTTGCCATCCTTATCTGGGTAAGAATTGGGCGTAGAGTAATAAACGCCAAAAGTCATAATGCCATTCGTAGTCCGCACAGCAATCTTACCAGTAATAGCCTCACCATCAACCTCACCAACAAGATTACGGTCTGCGTCAAACTGCTTTACCTTAATCGCCTTGCGTTCCAGTGCCTTTTCATATAGCGTACCAATACATCTAAAATAATTCTTTGTCTTGTTTAGAATATTCTCCATAATTTAACTCCTTGATGAAAATAATATATAGTTTTTTATCTTAACAGCGCAAGGCGCTGATTGGTTTAAGGTTTTAGGGACAAGTTAATTTCGTTATACTCTTTCTCGGCCTTTTCTTTTAGTTTCTTGATGATTTTCTTCGCGGAAGTCATATTCTTAACCTCTGCATAACAAGACGCGCAACCTGCCTTAAAACCGCCAATGAGGCCATTCACAAACTGTTCTTGTAGTCTTGGCTCAATAGCCTCTTTTATAATCTGCTTGACATCTTTCTCTTCTGCCACTTAATTCACCTCCGGCAAATCACATTTTGGACACGCAAATTCCAACCCGTCAGCAGTATTAAACTCATTTAGCAAAGTGCCACATTTACGACAGCGCCCCATCTTATCAATTCTTTGCTGTGCAGCCGTTGCCAATTCAATGTCTCCATGCTCTGCAAAATAAGCGTAACACCCATACTCCATTTCAGGCACATCTTCCCATTGCAAATGGATAGCATTTAGAACCTCATCAATCATTATTATCACCTCCTATTCAAAAAGCACAATTCATGCAAATATTTTTAACCGTATTACGGGACGATTTTGCGTACACATTTGTCACTGCAATACTGCTATGTCCCAGCAAATCTCTCACAGCCGTGATAGGCGCACCATTTTCAAGATTGATAGACGCACAAGCCGCTCTAAGCCAATGAGGGCTAATTTGTTCTGCATAAGGAAGATTAGCTTTTCTTGCAATAACTTTTAAGGTCTTAGAAATTCTTTCTTCTTCCATCGGACGGCCTTGGTTGGACAAAAACAAGTTATCAAAACCTTTGTCTTTGCTGTTGCGCACTGGCAAATAACTATCAATCAAACCCACAACTTCATCATTCAAGAACACCGTGCGCTCTTTGCTGCCTTTACCACAGATAATTAACGCGTGTTCCGGGTCGGCTTTTGCTTTATTGAAACCATCCACAGTTAGCCCAATAAATTCACTGACACGAAGTCCAGTGCTGGAAAGCAACATCACCATGGCTTTGTCACGGATATTCGTAGCTGCGTTAATCATATCCCGCACCATATAACCCTCAACAAACTTTTTCTCTTTGTGTTTGATAGAAGGGCGGGTCATAGCAATAACAGGATTGCTATTTACAACGCCAGCCATCTGCAAGAAATTAAAGTAGTTGGTTACAGCCGAAAGTTTCTGACAAATACTGGCGGCAGAAAGTTTAGACATTGTATTGCGCCAATTCAACATATCGGCCTCGGTAATATCCTTTTCCTCTTTCTTAACGCAATCCAGCATTTCAGAAATAATACGCACATACAACTCAATCGTGCGTTCACTTTTTTTCTCGCTCCGAAGATACTTAACATAATTGCTGTTCATAACAAATGCCCTCCTTGATTTCGTAAACTCATTGTACATCAAGAAAAGGCATTTGTCAAGTGTTATTTTGAAATTTTTGAAAAAATTTTTTAATGGTCGGGCTTCCTGCTTAATTGTCACACTATCAATCTCTGCACCGTATCCATGGTTTGGCACTATGACAGCAGTTTTCAGCAGGCATTTTCATTTTAGTGTTAGGCAACCCGAACGCTCTAACATTCTCTGGGCGCTACCCAGCCTCTGGCACAAGCAAATAATTAACATCTTTTCATCAGCCTTGACACCTAAGAATATGTCACACTTAACTTCTCGCGCTTCAATGCCATCCATTTGCTTGCTGGTGTGTTCGGCTGGAATTAAACCAGTACCAATAATTCGATATAAATTATCGTTCTATCATTAAACTACAAACACATATGTGCGGGTTCCATGCGCTTTACGCACGGTAATGACCACCCGCGAGGCCACAGAAAGGAGGTGAAAACTCAAAGCATTCAAAAGGGCTGGCTGAAGAAAGCTGTACATACTTTTGCTCACCAGTAATAGCGAACCGAGCTGGCTCAGTTTACCTAAAGGCTACCCTTTGTTCAAACTTCATTTAAGAGCATATACCACTTAGTCAACTTTCACGGTCTATGGCACAGCCGCCAATTGTCTCTTGGGACTCTATCACCGGGCTTAACTTAACCCGAACCAATGTAGTGTGCGGAGCGACCGCACTGCCGAGCGTTGGTACTCTTTTCGCTATCCCTGTGCACTATCTCGGACATCTTTCCAATACCGACGTAGGACAACTACGCTGGTTAACTTCAGCAGTATGCGTCAACTGGTGCCAATTGGCTTAACCTAACCAAGACTGTTTTCTAATTCAATCCTACGCTATCCACAGACAAGTTGACGTAAGATAGGAGAATTTTCTTTGTGGCAAGCGTCTAATATCCTGACGTAGCGCAACTCTCCATTACACTGGTTAACTTTATGATGGTATGTGTCAACCATCTAATAACCGGACTCTAACCGGTGGGCTTAACCTAACCCAATATTCACTTGTCCTTATACTACCTTTACCGTAATGTTTTTGGTTAATGCTTACGGAACACCAGTTAGCCGCTAAGCCAACTCTCTAATCTTTATTGGAGACTCTCTCAAACTTAATTCCAGCCCAAGACAAGGCGTAGTAGAGATAGGTCGGTTATCAACGCTATCCGTCGGACGATGCTTTTTATTAAAAACATTTGATTATATTACAATTTAATCCCGTAAGTCTCAAACCAAGAATGTTTTGATTTTCTTTTATTATTATTCACATAACTTGGATTTTTTATAATAGCTTTAATTAATTCTTTAACTTTTTCTTCAGGATATAGTTGTAAATATCCATTGATTGTCATTACGCCAAGCCCTAAGCGCTTAGCCCAATCTCTCCCGCTTAATATTTCTCCATTAATTTCAATCCAATTAACTTTTCCTGCTTTTTTAGAATTTATCTCCAAAGGCACCCAACAACAATTTTCAGGACAATAATTTTTATCACTATTAATTCTATCTATAGTAAGAGTATCTTTGTATCCATTAGATATAGCCCATTTTTCAAAGGTTTTTGGTTCTGACAACCATTCTTGACAAATTTGTATTCCTTTTTCACCATACCAATGGTAATTTTTATCGTTGGTATTATAACATCTTTGTTTCATTCCATGAAAAATTTTTCCAATTCGACCATTATTCCAATGATATGGCTGGCGATAATTGCCACTCGCGGAAAGATGACAACATTTCTTCGTCCGTTTAATTTGACCAAGCGCGAAATCAGTTTCCCAACCGCAAAGACAACATTTAACATGAAATAGTTTATGTCCGTCTTTAGCTCTATGCTTACACTCATACAAAATGTCAAATATACCTATGCGAGTGCCAACAATATTATTCTTTTTTTCTTCCATTCTTAAAAATTCTCCTTTTAGAATTTTAATAAAAGAGGCTTAATGAAAAAGGCATTATTATCTCGATAGTTAATTACTCTATCGCTTCCCTCTTTTATTTATCTGCCCAACCCGAATTGCACGGGAGATTGCTTTCGCAACAGTCAATTTTACAGGCTTTAACTTATAAATCGGAGGCCAACAAAAGGAGGCCAGTGGTGGAACATAGCAGAGTCAAACTGCTATCGCCAAGGGTATGAAGTTGGTGGTTTTGTCGTTAAACTAATGTTCCAGATGTGCCGGTCTATTCCCGGCTGTCATAGTCAGTGATTTCGACTGCTCTTGTATTCTACCACAGATTTTCTATTTTGTCAAGAGATTTTTTGAATTTTCTCAAAAATTTTTAATCAATCGGCGGATTGCTGCCCCCAAACATATGCACCGTTTCCTCAATCAGCGTGTCCAGCATCTCAGAAATTTCATAACTCTGTACTTTGTCAAAATCCTTACCGAAATATGCACATACATCTCGGCACTGGTCAACCGTCAGTACATACTTATAATCTTTGTCCATTGCAACCACTCCTGTTTCATTTGTTGAGAACATTCTATCACATAATTTTGGGTTTGTCAAGCCCTTTTTGCACATTTTTTCAAAAAATTTTCTGAATGTGCCGCACAAGGTCTTCTATAGTATTAAACGGAGTCCGATAAATCACTTTGCCATAGTCCTTGTAATACTCATCCAGCAGTTTGTAATAGTCTTTAGTGGCCTGTTCTACCTTGTTATAAGCCTCTCGGATAGCCTTTTCTCTATCATCTTTTATCTCGGCTTTGCGCTGTGCTTCAAGCCGCTTTTCTTCCTGCTTCTTATCATATTCAGACTCTGCCGCCACGCATTCATCCACGCTCTTGTATTCTTTCTTTGTCTTTTCGGAATAGATAACCATAATTCTTTCTCCTTTACCTATATTTGCTCAAATTTGCCATAACCTTATCTGTATATGCCGTGCCCGTAATACCGCGTTTCCAAGCCGTTTTAGCACCGTTTGTTCCCATATTATAACACATCAGTGCCTTAACATAATCATAATCATTTTCAACCAAATTGGAACTAATCATTGCTACACCGCACAGAATGTTTTGCTTTGCGTCAAGAAAATCTGTTATACCAAGCAAATTCTTCAGCCTTGCATGGTTACATTTGTTAATTTGCATAAGCCCAAAATCACCGGTTTTACTTATACTTTTTGTATTAAATCCGCTTTCTGTATCAATCATAGCAATAATCAGAGCCGGGTCAACGCCATAACTTTCACACACACTAAACAGATAATCTTGTGTGTCGTTGTCAAGCGGCACATCATAATAAAATTTTTCCGGCTCTTGAATTTCTGTGCAATAATTATAAGAATAATCGGGCTTAACAACTAAGATTGTTTTTTCGGGTTCGGGGACATCTTTTGTATTTTCTTTTTCTGGGGTTTGCGCTGGTAACAAAGATAACGCTACAATACATAAAACCAGCACTACAATTGTTACCGTTGTACAATATGTTTTTTCACTCACTTTAGACACTCCTTTTTCAAAGTGTCTATATCTTATCACACTCAAAATAATTTGTCAAGCCTTTTTCTTGAAAAATTTTAGAATTTTGTAAATAAATTTAATGAGCCAGCATGGCTTTTTGATTTCAAGACCATTAATTACTTCGTCCGTAGTGCCCCAAAACTCACGGATTGGAGAATTATATGCTGCATAAGCAAAGCCATTATCTCCCCAGTTTTTGCCCCAGCTATTTTGAATTAGCCAGCCCTTATCATCATCCCATCCCACAATAAGAACACAATGTCCAGTGCTGCACTTTCTGTTCTTAAAATGGAGAATATGTTCCTCGTCAACAGTGGTATCATTATCCCAGTGAATAGAACATATGACAGGCGTTCCAGTCATAAGACAGGCTTTAATATCTTCCTGCTTAGTAAGCCTAAAATAAGTAGAAATACGATTCTTATATGCCTCTTTATCAAGATTTTTCGGGCGACTATTAAAAATCTTTTCGGCTTGGGGCATTTCGAAGTTTCCTGGAAAATCTTTATAATACGGCACACCCATATTCTGTAATACTTTTAGTCCGAGACGGGCATAATAACCATGAGCCAGTTTATTATTTGCGTCCTCATACATTCTGTTACCATAAATATATGCCGTAGACATACGAGCAAAAGTCTTTTCTTGGTCGCGATTATAATACTCAACCAATTCACTTAAAGCAAAAGCCACACAAGAGTTTACATTGCCTTGGTCTTTTACTGGAACGGTATCAATATTAAACCTCGCTGGGAAATCTGTCTGCGTTGTTGTGGCTTTATAATCTCGCAGGTCTTTTGGCGAAAATGTCGCAGAAGAAAAAATCATTCAATTACCTCCACTTCTCTAACATCAAAGAAACTTTCGTCCATATCAAATTCATAATTGTCGCAACACCTTGATTCTGTAGAAAGATATTCTTGACAATATTCTTTAGCATTTTCAACCATCATGTCCGTAATTTTTTCATATGTATAATACAAAGGACATTTATCGCATTTCTGTGCTTTCAAAATACGCATATGTTCTTCTGTTTGGAGTCTTTCTTTTTCTTCTTTAGCTTTATTAAATTTAAGATAAGACCCTACAATAATATCGTATCTATCTTCCCATTCTCCACCGCTCTTATGAATTTGGTAAATCTTCATTTAATAATTCACCGCCTCTTGCCTATTAATAAAGAAATGAATACCAGCAGCACATTCTTGCCACCTATCTTCACAAAAATTATCTACGCTAACTGTTTCACCTACAGTATAAAAAAACTTATTATCATATTGGCTGCAAATCGTTTTCACATCTGCTATACTGCCATCAATATTTTGAATTGAAACAACAATAGCTTTATCACAACGACATTTTCTTCCAGCCGCAGAAAGTCTTTTTGCTTCGGAAGGAATTTGTAATTCTACAATGTAGTTGTCCTTACATTTTTTTCCATCCCGTAAATTCTCCTTTATCAGGACAAGTGAACGGAATAAATGGAATATTTTTAGCGCCACACAGGTCAGCGCCACACAGGTTAGCGCCACACAGGTTAGCGCCACACAGGTTAGCACGCATGCCCTCCCAACCCTCACAATCTTCTTGCAACCAATGTTGGTGATTTTTTAGAATAATATTGATTTCTTGTTGCGTCATGTTTGTGTTCTCCTTTGTTTTGTTTGTTGATATAATATTAACATATATTTTTATATCTGTCAATAGTAAAAGTCAAAATTATTTACTCAGTTTTCAACATCTTTTGTTATACTCGTCAAACAATAATCATCGGTAATATTTTCATCCAGCCATTCTGTGATTTTATCCAACTCCTCAACCGTTAGCGGCCGACCAAACACAATTCCAACATATTCACATTTCAATGCCATTCCTCCAAATCTACATCTCGGAAACGATAATTTAGTTTACGAATATAAGCAATCTTACAGAATGGCTTTGTAAGATAATAACAGATATTGTGTAGCCACCATTCAACAATAAGCGTCCACATTTTACGATTGAGGTAACAAGCAGGATTATTGTGAATGTCATTATAGAACAGATAACAATTTATGACGCTTTTCATTTCAATCGGCCGCCAAATGTCGTAACTGTCAGAGATATGAATATTCCTCAAAATACCAGTCCACCCACCCATCCAGTTAGAGTAATCAATCCACAACTAACAACAAAAGCAGCAATAGCCCAAAATAACAATTCTTTATTCAGTTTACCATTCTGAAGTTTATCGTTGTAACAATCGGCTACTGTAAAAATAGTTGCATAGATTGACGCAAATGTAATTATAACGAGTATGATAAATTCTAACATTTCTTTCCCCCCAATGCTTTTTCTGCTTCTTCACGGGTAATGTAATAAACACAACTACCATTCTCGCAACAATCGCTCATTACTTCAACTCCTCCAGTCACTCTCTTTTACATATACCGATACTGCCAATTTTCCATCGTAGCCAACATAAATTCATTCATATTTCTGTAAATATATTCACTCGCATCTTTACGATTTTTACCGTTAAAATCAAATTTTTCACGACGAAATTCGTTCATAGCTTCAATGAGTCGTCTTTGCGGCGGAGTAATGTTGATGATAATAGTACGAAATTGGTTATTTTTATTTTTCATTATCTTCTAACTCCTTAATTATAATCATTTTCTCCATACATATAGTTAAGTTTACAGTTTTTACAAGTCTCACAAGGTTCGTTGTCATTTTCTGACTTCTGATAGCCTATGCAAGTCATATCTTGATGTTTAGGTTCTCCCTCTCCTTTTGCAACCATCTTCCTAATCAAAGGACAATTATAAAGCGTTCTTCTTAGAGTTCTTTTCATTACTTCAACTCCTCAATTATCTTTTCAACAATAAACTTTGGAATATAAACTACACCTCCTTTATCTGTGTGCGATTGTTAGCTGCCCTTAATTACAATATAGTTATCCATAACTCAGTCTCCTTATTTTTATTATCTTCCCAATCTTCTACCATAACAAACCGCTGACTTAGCTTGCCTGCTATATTTTTTGAGTCGATTATATCGGTCTTGCTTGTAGCACCAAAAATCAACATCAGCCTTTTTCTCTTTTTTCTTTTGTTCAACTTTAGCTTCATACGCTGCCCGCTCTTGTTTATACTTCTCACATTCGGCGTGGCATCCTACATGGCGCTCTGTACATCCGTTACAACTAAAATCACTCATCGTTATTACTCCTATCTTTCGTAAGATAATAAGCCTGTATTCTTTGTATTTGCAAATAACTAAATTGACCTATGTGCATTAAGGCTGTTAAATAAGCGTCCATGCGTATCTCTATCTCTGCTACAGTTCTCCAGTCTTTAATAACAGCAGCTTTTTCAGTGTCATGTGAATATACTTCTAATTGTTCTTTTTGTATGGCGGTAAGTCTGTTTATCAATTCTTCCATCTGTAATACTCCTTACGACTTGTTTTGTTTACTGTAATTAGTATAGCATATTGTTTTTTACTTGTCAACACTTTTTTCAAAAAATATCTTCAAAATCTAAATTTTCTTTTTGGAGGCTTGTAAACTCATACTTCTCAATAATAGCCTGTGGGGTTTTTACTCCTTGCCATTCATTAACACTTAACTTGCAAATAACTTCTAACTGAAAACTTGGGACAGAAGTGACCGAAGTTATCAATTCATCGGCAGCCTTAAACTTAATAAACTCAACGCCATCAACAATAAACTTAATGGTATTGAGATTTTTACCTAAGATTTGAATATCCTCTTTTCGCAGATTGAATTTGAAATACCATAACGGCTCAGGTACATCTTTGCCCCACAGGATTTTATTATCTTGACAAACGGTGCATAGATTAAGATTAACTTGATTAGGTAACAACCGTCCTGTTACAGGTTCTGCTGGGTGAACATCCAAGTCAAGCCCATCAAACCATTCAATTAGTTTATCATAATTACATTTCTTAATTACAATTCCACAGGCCGCTTTATGGCCACTACAACTCGCAAGCCCCGTTTCATTTATCCTATCTGCCAAGTCAATAGGACTGCGCATAGAACCACTGTAAGAGGTCGAATAACGCTGCCTAAGTACCAAGGCCGGCTTATGATATTCCCCGCATAATTTACCAGCAATTAAACCAGTGTATGGCGCATCAGCGTTATCTATGATAGCTACTACTACTTTATGCTCACAGTCAATATTGCCTTTGATTTCTTCAAGAACAGTTTTTACTCTATCGTCTTGTAGTTTCTTAATAGCTTTTAATTCTTTAAGCGCACCTTCAGGCTCAATATTATTTCCCACAAGGCCATCAAAGAAAACCATTTTACGGTCTGTAATAGTGCTTCTTGCAAGAGAATTTACCAGTGGAGCAATACCAAAAGAAATGCCTTCGGGTGTAACGCCTCGATAACAATTCTTTTCAAACAGATAACCGATAAATGGATTCGCGTTATCCAAATTGGCAAGCCCTTGCTGTATATAGGTTCTGTTTTCTGTGCTGACAAGACTGCATACATCGGTTGCAATAGATACAGCAACTAAGTCTTCAAAGCCCGGATATTCAATCCCAAATTTAGTGCAATAAGCCCGAACCCATTTATCCACAACACCGGTTCCACTTAGGGCTGTATTCAAGTCTACTCCAATATGATGGTTTATAATTGTCGCAAATGGATTTGATTTTGTTACTTCGTGGTGGTCAAGAATTAGAATTAAAATTCCTGCGCTGGATAGAATTTGACATTCGTCAGTATCATTTGTTCCTGCGTCTGGTACAATCAAAAACTTCACATTTGACTTTATAATTTCTGAAATCAAATCTTTAAGGCCGTGCTGCTTTGAAGTATGAGTAAACATTTCAATTTCTAAATTAGGATTTACAATTCGTAAAAACTGATATGTAATCGCAGCAGAGCAATAACCGTCAGCGTCACTATCAATTATAATTCCGATTTTGAGATTGTCTTGAATGGCTTTTTGTGTCATGTCAATTGCCATTTCCATATTTGGATAATCAAATGGATTATCATAATTTGATTTGTCGGCCTTTAGATATTGTTTAACATCTTCTATGCCGCAAGCCCTCAAATACTGATTTAGAAAGTTGGGTTCGATTTTGGATAGTAAAGGTTGAATTTGCATTTTGGATTTCGATTTTCCTTTCTTAATTTTGGATTTCGATTTTTTGAATTGAATTTTCAAATTCAAATTTCGATTTGAATTTTCCAAATGGTATATAAATATCTATGTAGATAATTATATATGACTTCATTGCTTATTTTTGTACTTGTTTTACGCATGATTGTCAATGGGTTTTGGTTTGTGACTGAAAAAGCAAACAACTTGAATTTATATATTTATAGACTATATATAGATTGATTTATTGATTAGTTAATTTGCTGCTGTTTGCATATAAAATGTCTGCACAAAATTTTAAGCGAACAGACTTTCCCATACAGTATTGTATCACAGATTTATAGATTTGTCAAGAGTTAGTTTGTAAATTTGTGAATGGATTGATGGGTTAATTTGCAACTGTTTACATTGTGTATACATTTATAAACAAAAGCGTGTAGATTGTAAATAATAGTGAACACTGATATGGGTATAAGGTATATGTAAGTATATAGTTAATTATATATAGCCTATTATATGTAGTTATATATCTATATATAACCCTATATGTACATACATATATATGTATATACCTGCGCTGGGAAAAATTAAAAAACGCCTAATCATGCGAAAATAAGGGCAAAAATGAATTTTTTCAGCAATTGACAAAAATTCCCTTTAAGGCATAAAAAAAGCCCCGACCATATAGGCCGAGGCTTCTACATACTATTTACAAGGCTGCCGCTTGCGCTTCTGTCAAGGGTTCGCCATCCACCAGGAAAAAGGCGTGTCCAGGGCAGTGTTCCACTTCTCCGATTTGCCTCCGTTCGTTATATGCCCGTTATTTTCATTTTACGGGGCATTTTAGGCGTTTTTCTGTTTTGGTGGTATCCGTATATGGATTTTCAAAAAATGGCTTTACGGGGCGTTTACGGGGCTTTTACGCTATAACCCGTCAGAAAACCTCCTTTATAAAATCACAGAAAGACTGTTTCCCGCCTTCTGCCTTGTACAGTGCGTATACAAGTACGGCAACGGCAGGAACACCGACCAAAAAAGCAATAGCAAGTAAAGCGCAGTGTATCATTGTAAAGCCTCCCAAAAGATACGAAATAAAACGGATAAACTGTAATTTTTTTTCTATCTTTACATTTCAATATATTTCGCCGTTTTTTCCCATCCATCGAAAATATATAATGTCACTTCGTCAGGATTTACGCCGATATTTTCTGCAATTTCCCGCTTCTTTTCATCGTCTTTCCACTCGTGTGTATAAACAAATTCTTCGTTGCCTTCTTCATCCTCAATACGCCACTCTTCGCCCGTGTTAAAATATTCAACTTCAAAATATTCGAGCGCTTTTTCCGTCCATTTATCCGGCCTATAATAGATATAATTCCAGTCAGATTGACAGCATCCTGAAATTTGTTTATATTCCCAGTTTTGCCCGGTCACAATGGAGAGAGCTTCAGCAATAATATTTTCATTATTCGCGTTTTGTGTGCCGTATCTATTGCATAATTCCTCTAAACGCTCCGCATTATATCCAGTAAATTCAAAGTCGCTAAAATCACCATATTCAAGGCAATTTAACACTTCGTCGAATCTTACGGAAGTGTGGCGATTAAAGTTTCTGTTTCCGTAAATTTCCAACCCTTCCGGCATTTCATCGAATGCCCACAATGGCGCTTCCTGGTGCTCCGGTGATACTTGATAAGCTTTGATTTTCATATTATAACCTCCTGCCCGTTTTGCCGATAGCGCAGCAGATCAGTGTTATTTGCGGGTGATTGTGTAGGCGTTGAAGGTCTTACCGTTGCCGACCTGCCGCCACTCATAGCCGCAAGCCTCGAACACAGAGCGGAAACAGGAGACCCCGCAACCACCATCGAAGGACGGCAGCCCGGCGAAAGTATGGACGGAATACGGGAAACCCTCGCCGCTCTCGGCGTGGTCGTACAGAATCCGCATAACTTCGGGGTTTTGATTCATAGCGGAAGCAATTGCCGCCGATTCCTTATCATAGCCGCAGCCGCTCGCCGTTCCGAAGGTGCGCCGCTGTTCTGCCGTAATGGTGGCGTGTGGTATGCTTCCCCATGTGCGGGAGCGGGTGAACTCAACCGAAATATTGACCGATTCGGGCAGCTTGCAGGACTCAGCAAGGGCGAGAGCTTCAAGGCGTTTCGCCGTGTTCTTGGCTTCCTCTCTTGCCTTCTTCGCCTTCATCTTGGCGAGGATGTCGGCGGCGGGTTTCTCTTCGGGTGCGCTGTTCTTGATGGCTTCAAGGGTTTTCGGGGTGGTGTACTGCTTCAAATACCAACTTGCGAGAATGTCGGCGGCGGTCTTGGTTTCAATCTCTTTGTCGAACTTGTCGAGGGTTTCGGCTTCGTGTTCTGCTATTGCCTTTTTGATGTTCGGGTGTCTCTCGGTGACTTCTTCGGCTGTGCGGGTTGCTTTTTCCTCTTCGGGTGCTTCCCATTCTTCGGGGACGGTGTGAACAGGCTGTCCCGGCTTCGGCTCTTCGTTTGTCTCGGTGCATCCTACAATTTCATAATTGCCGAGGGTCTGAAAATATGCGGTTGCCTGTTCTGCGCTTTCGGCATTTACGAGGTTAGCGGAATATATACCGCTTTCGGGATTGCTTACGAATGTGATTCTGAATGTTTTCATTGCTGTTACCTCCGAAAAATTATTTTTTGTTTGCTGTTTATAATATATCACTTTTTTCTGTGCTTATCAATACCTTTTTTCAAAAATTTTTATTCACACCGGCCGACCGTTGCATAAAACAGGTATAAAGCCCGCATTTCCATTTGTCCTATACAATTCATATCAACAAGCGCAGACAAATAACCGCGCATTTTCCCGCGAAACTTGGCGAGACTTTCATGTGCGTACTGGTCATTATCACTTCTTGTTTTTAGAATTTGGTTAATCATACATGAACAAGTTTCAATATAATGCTTCTGTTTTTCGTTCAGTTTCGCAATAGCTTTTTCAGTCAGTCCCATAGTACATTGTCCTTTCGTCATTTGTTTGTTGGTTGTGGTTTAAGGATTGCCCCTTTGAAGTTATCGCCGGGGCTTTTTGTTTACTCCTCTTCTGTCAGCAGGTCTATTTGTTCCCATGCGTTTATCAGATTTTCTACTACTACTATTATTTCGCCGCGTTCGTCTCTTATTATGTAGCTGTTGTCCTCCTTTCTTCTCTGTATCTCGTATCCTTTATATTGCATCCGTTGGCCTCCTTTCGTTTAAGTCTTTACACAGTATACACCCGGAAAAAGTATTTGTCAACACTTTTTTGAAAAATTTTTTATCATGGCTTTTTGCTGGTGGCGGGTATAGAGTATATTATATTATATATAATTATATGATAGGCTGTGCAGGTGTGGAGGTGTGGACAGAGTGTTGTATGCTGTAGGGTGTAGGGTGGGGCGTTGTGGTGGTGTGTGGGAATGTGGATTGTGGTATTGCAATCCGTAAATCTTCCCTAATGTATGCGCGCGAGAGTGCGATATATTCCTACTTCATCGCATTTTATCCTACTTTTTCATACTTTATACTACTATATACTACCAGGTAGTATACTATCCTACCGCTGTACAGGTCATATAAAAGCTGTCCAGGGCACCGGAAACAGCAGCCCTTCAGAAAAAACAGGGGTACAATGACTATTGTCCCCCCTTTTTTATAGGCTTTTTTCATACCCTCCGACCCCTTCCGGATATGGCACCGGGGGGTGACTTTTGGATGGAAAGAATTGTCACAAAGCAAAATCGGTGTGTAGTACCACCACCCCACAGCCACCTAAAACCCTACATTTTTCCATTCCCACTCTCTTACTCTCACCCTACCCAACCTTACTTCTTTCACCCATTTCTCCTTTTCTAAGTGCAATTTTTCTTATTGGGGGAGACTAATTTGTTGTAAATACAACATTCTGTATGTGATATAATAGGCTTTAAGGCCACAGCGCAATAA